CCACACCCGGCGCACCATGCCGCGCAGGCCCACGCGCAGCTCATCGCCAAAGCCGACGACGGCCTTGGCCGTTACGCCAGCCGCTTCGAGCGCGGTTTGGAATCCCCCTTTTTCCAGGCCGTCTGTCGCTTTTCGTCGGCCTGGACATGGATGGGGCGGGGGACTTTCGGTCCACAGCGCAGGCGATCCAAGAGCCCATAGACGCCGCCCATGGTGTACTCCACGCCGTACTCGGTGGCGATCCAGTCGCGAATCTCCCCGGCGGTGCGGAAGCGCCCGCTGGCGACCTCGGTCGCGACCGCCTCCTGCTGCTCGGCGGTGAGGAAGGCCGGCAGCCCCCTGCCGCCCATGCGATGGCGCTGCACTTCGGCGAGGCCGCCCCGGCGGTACCAGGCGACCCAGCGTTGGACCGAGCGGTAGTCGGTGCCCACGGCCTCCGCCACCTGGTCCATGCGCCAGCCGCAGCGGAGGAGCCAGAGGGCCTGGAGCCGCATCCGCACCCACCGATCCTGGGCCCGCTGGTAGGCCGCCTTGAGGGCTACCGCCGTATCTTCTGCCCGCCACTCGATCACAAAAGGTCGCCCGAGAATGGTTCCTCGCCTCCGTCCGTAGTCCGTTTTACTTTACGATAACTGCGGTCGGGGTCGGTATTAGGAGCGCGGTCCCATCCCCGAGCGAGACCGACCCGACGTAGCGGAAGCCCTGCTGTCCCATCTTGGTGAGCATCTCGCTCGCCGAGATGGCCGGGATATGGGTCTCCGAGACCAGCGTCGCCCGGTACTCGTAGGAGGGGCCTCGCCAGCCGTCGCGCGAGGGGGCGGCCATTAGCTCGCCTCCACCGCTGCGGCGCTCGTCTCGGCGCGGTAGTGCCTGAAGGCAAGACGGCGCGCGTCGCTCTGACTCTCGAAGCAATCGACGCCGAGGGTGCAGAGGTCGTCACCTCTGGGGCGTTTCGGGAGGCGGTACTGCCCGGGGATCCCGGTCTCGTAGGCCACCTCTGGCCCGTACTCCCGGCCCCGGACCACGAACAGCGTGGTGCCCTGCGCCCGCGCCATCTATGCCACCCCCTCGGCCTCGGCGGCCTCTAGCTCTGCGAGGTCCACGCCCTCCCGCTCGGCGACCGTCGCCAATCCGGCGGCGAGGGTTTCCCTGATCACGTCTGACATCGAGATGTGGCGATGCGGAACCTGCGCCGCCTGGTGGCGCCGAATGACGTTCAGCTTCCGCACGAGCCGCTTGTCGAGCACAGCCGAGACGGTCTGGAACTCGCCGGTCTCCGATGGCGGCATCCGCGCCTCCATAGCCAAGATGGCAGCATCATATACAATCGGGCAAGCAACCGTCAATACCTTGTTTATGCGGTAGTAAATTCGTGGAGGCGCCGGCGATGGCATGAGGGTGAAGGGCGATGGAGACGCGCGACAGACTGCGCGCCTTCATACGCAGTTCGGGGATGAGTCAGGCTGCTCTGGCCCGGAAGTTAGGGGAGGACCCGATGTGGGTAAGCAACCGGCTTCGTGGGCACAGCCAAATCCTCGCGGATGAGGTTCCCATGCTGGCCGCTGCATTGGGTGTCAAGGCTTGCGCCTTCGTTGATCAGGAAGAGTTTGAGCGCGCCCTGTCCCCGGCCTATTACTCAAAGCCTCTCGGTGAGGTCGAGCCGCGGCCGATCCCCTCGCGCGAGGACCGCGAGGCCCCGGAGCCGCCCGCGCGCCCGACCGGCGGCCAGGAGGTGACGGCCTTGGTTCCTTCTGAAGCCGACCTCGTAGCACGGGAGCTCGTCGCTGGTTGGGACCAACTTCCGGAACGCGAGCGGCGGTTTCTACGTGGCTTGGCGGCGCTCCGCCGCGAATACCGAGAAGGAGACGACGATGAAGGATGAGCCGCCCCTGGTGCTCTATCGCCAGATCGGGAAAGCCGTGGCGAGCAGCACGGAGCGCTTGGAGGTTCGGGTGCGAGCGGAGAACGATCAGCGCTTTGCCGCGGTCGATGAACGGATCAGCAAGCTGGAGGCCCTCGTCGACCTCTCGGATCGCCAGCGGTATCTCCGCGACCACGAGCTGCACGACGTCGCCTACGAAGCCATGACGACCGGCGACGACGAGCCCCTCTATGGGTGGGGGCGGGAGCGGGGGCTCACGAGGCCCCAGACGAAGGCGATCGCCGAGGAATACCTGAGAGCCGCTGGGTTCTAGGGAGGCAAAATGTTCGACGAGCAGCCGCGAGTCGATGGCCAGCCGCGAATCTTCATGCTCGCGCTTGCAGGTGTCGTCGCCGTTGCGTTGATCTTGGTATTTGCTCTGGACTTCCGGCCGAAAGAAGCGACCGTTCCTTCGTCGGCTACCGCTTCGACCGCCGTCTCTCAGCCCGAATTCCTGTCGAACCGCGTGGCGTGCATCTCGAAGGATCTCTTCGACCAGGCGATCAGCGCTGTGTCCCAGCACGATCAGAAGGGATTCGACTACCTGATGGGGCGCGGCTGCATCATCCCGAAGACGGGGACAGAGGTTTCCGTACTCGATAGCGGCTTCGGCTGGCTCCGCGTGCGGGCGTATGCGAGTACTGGCGACGCCGTGGAGCTGTGGACGACGCGCGAGGCGATCAAGGGCTATCAGCCGTAATGGGCTCTCTGTCCTCAGAGACCGAGCGCCGCGAGAAGGGCGCGGCTCGGCGTTCCATGGGGACGTGGGTCTGGAGATGAGGTGATTGTGGTCTCGTATAACACCCCGTGAACGAGAGAGTTCGTCGCCCCAAGGGCTCCGGCTCGATCGTGTTCCAGGCGAAGGAGAATCGGTACCGCGGTGCCGTCATCCGGAACGGCGAGTATTACCGGGTCTACGCGGCGACCGAAGCCGAGTGCGAGAAGCGACTCGCTCATCTGATCGCGGATCTGGAGCGGGACATCAAGCCGCGGAAGCGCGGGCCCGATACCGTCGAGTCGTTCCTGACCGCATGGCTGCGCGACCGGATCAAGCCGCACCGGGAGCCGAAGACCTATCGGACCCACGAGTCCTACGTCCGCCGCTACATCATCCCATCCCTCGGGAAAAAGGCGCTCACCCAACTCTCCATCTCGGATGTGCAGCGGTTCGTCAATGACCTCATGACGACGACCGGCCGGTATAAGAAGCCGTTGGCTCCTCGAACCATCGTCCAGATCCGAGCGATCCTCCGGGCTGCCCTGAACGACGCAATCCGCGAGGAGAAGATCACGCACAATCCGGCAGCCCTGGTCCGCCCACCGCGCACCCGTCGCTACCGGGCGACGGCGCTTTCGCCCGAACAGGCGCGTGGGTTTCTTCGGGTAGTCCGCGGCGACCAGCACGAAGCGATCTTCACCGTCGCCATTGCCTGCGGGTTGCGCATCGGCGAGGTGCTGGCCCTGCGCTGGTACGATCCCGAGGCGCGAGATGGCGACGTCGACCTGGAACGCGGCGTCCTCGTCGTCAACCACGGCCTGGACCGGGTCGACGGAGCCTATGTGCTCAAGGACCCGAAGACCGACGATTCCCAACGTGTCTTGGCGATCCCTCAAGGCGTGATCGACGCGCTTCGTCGGCGCCAGGCTGTTCAGACGGAGGAGCGCGAGCAAGCGGGCGGAGCCTGGAGTGATCGGTTTGGGCTCGTCTTCACGACCCACAGTCGCTACGGATCAGGGAGGCCGATCAACGGCTCCTGGGTGACCCACCGTCTCCAACAGATTCTCGAGATGAACGGCTTGCCCAAGGTTCGGTTCCACGACCTGCGCCATAGCTGTGCTTCGATCCTGATCGCAGAGGGCGCCTCGCTGCAGGACGTGAAGAACCAGCTCGGTCACAGCCAGATCGCGCTCGTCTCGCAGACCTACGGCCACCAGTTCGAGAATGCGCGGCGGGAAACGGCGCGGCGCATGGATCGGGCGCTGTGGGAGTCGGACGGGTCGTGACTATTTGCGTGCGCAAGCAACTACTACCGGGCCGGTATCAAGAGGGGGGACATGGTTACTGGTGCCTATCTCAAGGGAGAATTCAGGCATGAAAGATGGCCCAGGATGGCGCAATCCGCCCCTGGGCGCGTTCTTTTAATCCGTTGGTTGAGGGTTCGAATCCCTCCGGGCCCACCACAACAGAAACCGTTAACAATGGATTGATGAGCGGTAATGATAGGCCGTTTAGCCTTCCCATCAAATACCCGTCACATAACGATACCGGCCCTTGGGGCCGGTATCGTCCCTTATACCGCCCTGGTTGTGGAGAGATACAGTGGAACTGAAGCGGCGAAAGAAAGGAACCGGATCGCTCTACTACCGCCCGGATAGGAAACGGTGGGAGGGGACGCTCCGTGTCGGAGGGCAACCGCGCGTCGTCATGGCTCGCGATCGAGAAACGGCTGAGCGACTGCTCGCGGAGCTCGCTGCCGACGTGTCAGGCGCGGGGCCCATTCGGTCCCGAACCGCTGGTCTCTTGAGTCGGATTGCCGAGCTCGAAGCGGAGCTCGCGTCTGCCAGGGCTGCACTCGAACGGATGCCGGCCCCGCGCATCGCTATACCAGGGACGCAGCGAGATCGAATCATCGCTCGCGACGGGCTCGCCTGTCGCTATTGCGGGGTTGTTGTAGCTCTCGGGGACGTCGTGCTTGATCATGTCGTGCCCTGGTCGAAGGGCGGGCGAAACATCGACAAGAATCTTGTGGTCTGCTGCCGTCCATGCAATTCCGCGAAGGGCGACAAACTGCCACCGGATGAGTGGATGGACAATGAACGACCCCTCTCGCCTCCGATCGAGTGGACCTGGGTTGATTAGTCCCATCCCGAAAGATGCCACAGTACGGAGCCGTCTTTCGGGATCACCTGAGACAAAAGCCCAGTCCCGATGCTTTTCTCCGGGCATGTGGATCAGCAACGAGGGCCAGAAGATCGCGAGCCCGCTTCGGGATGCCGCCCCGCTGCACGGCGGCATGACGGATGTCGGCATGCCGGTCTGGTTCCGGATCGATGGCAACCGTCGAAACGTCGTGCGGCGCGGAATGCGCTGGCTTCTCGCCGACGAGCTGGGGCGCCAGGGCGTGGCGGGCGAGGCGTGGGTGGTCGAGCTCGACGACGGGTCCTTCTGGTGGGCCGTGCGGGACCTTATGTCGGGGAAGCGCTGGCTCGGCGAGCCGGTAGAATCGTCGTAAGCGCAGCCGAGGATGTGGCGACGGAAGTAGCTCTCCGCTCGTCCGGTTGGGGGAGAGCCTGGTAGGCTGCGTGATCGGAGTCGCGGGGCACCGTCCCTAGTGGGCATCGGATTACCGGTGTCGGCGCCCGATCTCCTTGAGGTTGCGCGCTTTCAAACAACCGGCAGAGGCCCCGGGGGACAATCCCCGGGGCCTCAACTTTGCTCATCGTCTGGGTCGCTACTTATAGAGTCATCACGGGCCGCGGATGCGCTCCGTCATCGTCTCAGCGCTCCAGCGGCACGCGGCAGACGACGTACAGGATGCAGCAGTGGGCGCCGCAGGACCCGCAGACCAGGCGACCGGCGGATAGGCGCACGGCGCGATGGCAACAGATACAGCGCTTCATCGGTTACCCCCTCGCCCGCGTGACGAGCTCGTCGATACTCAGGTCGGTCCACACGACGTCGTCGCCGGCGATGGCGATCAGGGTGAGATTGCCGTCCTGCTCCAGGTAGGAGACGCGGTCCATGTTCACGGCGCGGAGCTTCGACTCACCGCGCCGCTCGATTCTCACGGGAAGAATGACGAAGGTCATGGTGGCGCTTCCCTCTCAGCGCCGGGTACAACGCCCCCGGCTGGCCGCTATCGGGCGCTACTCGGCGCCGCGTCCCTCGGCGATCTCGCGCGACAGCTTGATGACCTCGCGGCGCAGGCGGCTCGCCTGAACGCCCGCATGGCGGCCGCGCTGCGCCTCGTAGTGGTCGAGCGATCGCTTGAGGCGCTCCAGGCGCTCGAGCTTCGTCTCGGCGCGGATAGCCTCGCTCATCGGGTGGCCGCCCCAGTCGGCAGGTGCCGCGCGCAGCAGCGGACCGTGTGGGTGCCGTGGTGGTCGGCGTAGGTCCAGCTCTCCGTCGCGGCCGCGGCACAGATCGCCGTGCCGTTGGTCCACTCGCAGCGGCCCAGCACCGGCTTGGCGTCGGCGCGGTCGATGGCCTCGGCCATGGCGGCCGTTTGGATGTGACGGCAGGCGCCGTGGTAGACGAAGCCCGGGCAGGTGCAGGAGTGCTCGACCAGGTTCACGAGGCGGAAGCAGTTACGCTCGGACTTCGAGCCGACGAGCACGACCTCGGGGCTCACATAGATGGCCACCTCGTCGCCGATGACGCGAGCGGGGATGGCGAGGGCTGGTAGACTCGGGGCAGCGGTGGGGGTCTGCACTGGAGGCTCCTTCCGTCAGGCCCGCCGGGTGTTTGCACCACTCGGCGGGCCGCTCTCTTGATAGCAAGATGATAACCGTTTGCTGTGATCCTTGTCAACTGCCTGTCATGTGGTTATCATCACACTATGCCGCACTTGCCAAACCTCAGGAAGATTCGCGAGGCCAAGTTCCTGACCCAGCGCGATCTGGCGATACGTTCAGGGGTCACGGAAGTCACGATCTCGCGGATCGAGACGGGTCGCCACCAGGCGACGTTGACAACGGCCCGGAAGCTCGCCGAGGCCCTGGGTGTCGAGCCGTCGGCCTTGGTCGGTGCTTGATAGTCCGCGCGGAATCCCCTGATGGATAATTGTTTTCGGGAAGAGCTTGCGCGCGACTGGAAGCTCTTTCGCTATCTCGCAGAGCCTCGCCTCGTAGCGTTGGAGCCACCGCCGCTCGACCTATGGATCAGTGTTTGCCTTGTCGAAGACACCCAGCCCGAGATTCTGCGCCTCGACGGGGACCGAGACATCTACATCACTGTCGAAAATTGCCACGCTCACTACCGGGTTGATTACCGGGACCACTTCGGTCCTGGTAGCCGATATGCCTGCCATCTCGTAAGCGCAACGTACACACATCACCAACTGCCACCACGCGAAACGCCTCGCTAGCTCCAGTCGTCCGGTCTTCCCTGGACCTGCTCGCGGTACACCTCGTTGGCGTCGCGCCATGGTGGCGCATCGCTCGTCGCCGTCGGCGCAACCTTGAAGAGCTGGAGCAGCATCGTCCCCATCCCGGGGATCGCGTCCTCGCCGCGATCGTCCACGTGCCAGGTGCGCATCCGACGCCAGGCAAGGAGGTACCCGAGGAAGCGGTCGTCGCGCACGGCCTCCAGGAGCCCGCAGAGGCAGCAGGCGATGGGCTCCTGGCTGCTCTGCTGGATCCGGTAGCAGGTGCACGGGACGCCGAAGCTGTAGGTCCTGCGCCGCTGGCAGCCGCAGTGTTCCAGCTTGCACGGCGAGCTCTGGCCGATCGCGGCGTCGAGGGCCAGCCGTTCTTCGCGCGTGAATTCTTCGCGGATGCTCATTTCGGCAGAATCCGTTCCTGGACTTTGGGCAGGGTCGGCGGTCGCTCGAAGACGCGGGCCACTCGGAGGAAGGCGCGCGAGCAGGCGAGACAGGTCCACTCGCGCTCGCCGGGATCCTGAAAGAGATCCCCGCCGCACGTCGGGCAGCTCCGGAAAGCCCAGCGCGTCATACCTGGCCCCTCGCCGCGGCGAGCTGGCGCGCGAGCTTCGTGCGCTCTCGCTGGCAGGTGAGGAGCTGCTGGCGATCTCGGGCTGCCCGGTCGAGCTCGGCGTCGCACCGTCGCTTGTGCGCCATGAGGTCCGCGATCTGCTCGTCCCGCTCGTCTTTCTCGTTGGCTATCCGGACTAGCTTGTCCAAGAGCTCCGCGGACAGGCGTAGCTCCTCGCGGTCACTCTGGTCCTGGGCGAGGACCAACTGCCGCTCCGCGCGTTCCTCCTGGGCCTGGGCACGCTTGCGGCTTTCCCACTTGTCCCAGATGGTCAGAATGGTCGTCGGGAACGAGAGCAGGCCGACGATGCCGCCGATGGTCGAGAAGTCCATCACTCCCGCTCCTCGGCGAGGTCCCCGCGGATGTCCTCGAGGGCTGCGAGCTCATCGCTCTCCGTCTGCTCGAGGCGCTCGACGCGCCGCCGCAGCTCGCGGATTACGACGGCATCGCGCCGCGCCTGGCCGAGGAAGCCCGTGCCGACGATCTGCTCGATGGTGACCGCGAGCCAGGACGCGCCGAGATTCCACTTCAGGAGGTCGGGATCGGCAACTCCGAACAGCCCCCCGAAGTGCCACCAGAGGAGCGTGCCCACCGTCCACAGCAACAGGAAGGCAGGACGCCGCAGCACGTTCTGCTGGATGACCCAGGAGAGGTGCTCGTACAGCCCGTACTGGTCGCCGGTGAGCGGATCGACGTACACACGCTTCATGGCTTCGGCGATCAGTTCGGCGAATGCACGCCGGGCGCGCAGAAGGTTTTCTGGGCGGCCTGCTCGTCGAACCCCTGCCAGCTCACCGGACTGATGGACTGCTTGATTGTCTGGGGTCCTGGCCCCGGCTGCATGACGCCATAGACGTCGGTATAGAACGTCGTGGGGCCGCTCAGGTTGTTGAAGTAGTTCGGGCCGACGTAGAGGTCGCGGAAGCAGCCGCGGTAGTACGCGTCCGGGGAGAGCGGGTCCGCGGCGGCCTTCCCGTCCGGCCGGGGCTTGGCGTTCTCGGTATAGATCAGGCTCGTGTTGTCCAGCGGATTGCGGGTCGTGATTGGGTCCTCGACCCCCATGGCGAACGTGAGGCCCGCCACGGCCTGCAGCTGGTTCACGCCCATCCCGCCGGGCCCGGTCGGGTCGACGATCTTGAAGAGCCCCTGGCTCCAGATCTCATAGGCGCTGTCACAGCCAAGGGTAGAGAAGTCCTTCGCGCCGCGACGGGGACTATCACAAGTCGACCCGTCCTGAGACGTGAGCCCGGTGTCCACCATGCCCATGACATGGGCCTCCCGGCCGCTGCCGTCGCGGGCGATGTAGTCGTAGTCCATCGAGTGGAACTCGGTGGAATAGCGGGCGACGCCCGAGGTGCCCTGGTGGAAAACCACCCGGTAATCGCCCTGGGGCCGGGTCCCATTCGGGTTGGTGGGGTCGCCATTGTTGACGACGAAGACCTTGAAGCCAGTGTGGGGCTCGTTGTCCCCGATGAGCCCGCCGATGTAGCCGAAGGCCGGCATCGTGTTGTTCGCGTTCGAGGTCCGCGGGTCGTCCCCGTGCTCATGGCCGAACGAGCAGCCGTACTGCGGGTCAATGGGCGGATGCCAGGTGGGGTAGAGCTTCCCGTCCGGGCCCGTCGTCACGTACTGGTCATGCACCCAGCTCGGACACGGCTGGCCAGCGACGGGGATTGGCGACGTCGAGATCGCCGTCGCCGTCGGGGTCGGGGTCGGCGAGCTCGTCGTCGTGGCCGTGCTCGTCTCCGTCGGCGTGGCGCTGTGCGTCGCCGTCGGCGTCATGGTGGCCGTGCGCGTCGGGGTCGACGACGGGGTGACCGTCGCGCTCGCGGCGGGCGTTGCCGTGCTCTGGGCGGTGCCGGTCGCGTTCGGGCCCGAACAGTTGAGGTGCAGGCCAGCCGTATCGTCGGCCAGGTTCGAAAAGAGGCACCCCTCAGGGACCAGAAGCACGCCGCTCCCCGGCGCCATCTGCACGGTCAGGTTGTCGCCGGTGCCCACCTGCTGGGTGAGCGGGGTGGCGTAGGTGAAGCCGACGGACAGAACCGCCAGGATCAAGAGGGACAGGGCGAGTAGTCGCTTCCTCATGCGAGGCTTCCTCCGAACAGGGTTTGCACGTGCGCCTCGATGAGGGCGCGATAGTTCTGACCGGCCGCGTCGGGCCAGAGCGTTGGGCCGCGGTGCCATGCCTGGCACGCGGTGAGGGCATCGCCGTACCGGACCTGCGCGTCGGCGAACCAGGCACAGACGAATTCCACCTGCAGGACGGGCGGCATCATTCCGGCGGTGGCGCCGCGGCCGAAGGTCGACCCGCACCAGCGCTCGAAGTTGACGAGCTCGCCGCCATCGTCCAGGCCGAAGAGGCCATGGCCCGTGCCGTCGGCGTGAACCTGGAAGTTCCGGAAGCCCGATTCCTGGTAGGCGACGGCAGCCACGATACGGGGGTCGACGCCGTAAAGACCGGCGTAAAGACCAATCACGGGGTAGATGGTGTTTAGGTCGAAGAGCAGCTCGGCGGTTGTCGCAAGGGGCGTCGCGGGCACCTGCGGATGTCTACCCGCCGACAGCAGGTGCTCCTGCCAGTACGGGTTTGTGCCGATCTCCACTTCAGCCACACAGGGATCCTGTGCGGACCAGACGCGGTGGGAGCCGACGCCGAGGGAGATCGCGACGTGGGTGGCGGGATCCGGGGAGTCATAGGTGCCGGTCAGGAAGACCAGATCGCCGGGCTGCACCTGGTCCCACGAAATAGGGACGCATGCAGCCCGAATCTGTTCCGCACTGCGTACGCCCTCAAACGGCACTCCGGCCTGCTGGTAGGTGACCAGGACGAAGCCCGAGCAGTCCAGGCCGACGGCAGGATCGGCCGCGCCCCAGAGGTAGGGGACGTTCGCATAGCGAGCGGCGGTGGTGATGAGGTGTTCGGGCAGGCCGGCCATGGGTCGGATCAGCTCCTCGGGATCGCGGGGTTCGCGCCGCTGTAGGGCGCGGCCGCGGCCGGCGCCATGCCGGCGGATGAGAGGCCATGGAACGTAAGGCTCGATTGCCAGGCGGCGTTGGCGCCGTTCAGGAGGGCCTTGATCGGGTCGCGGAAGACGAAGGCGGCGATGGCCAGACCCAGGACGAGCAGGATGAGATGCATCCAGCGGTCCTGGTCCAGCCAGGCGTAGTGCTTCACGTGCTGGGCGATCAGGTTGAGCGCCGCGGCGATCGCCACGACTTCGGGGCCTCCGACCATCGACGATTGGCCGGTCATGGCCTGCGTCACGGTCGGGGCGAAGGCGGTGGCGAGGTTCGACCCCACAGCCAGCCCCACGCCGCCGGCGACCTGGGCACCGGATGGCGTCCCATTGGGACTCGCCAGGCCGGTGTTGGGTCCAGGCATGGGGGCGGGGGGCTGGCTGTGGGAGAGGGGCTGCACGTTAGCTCGCAGCCGGGGCGGGGGTAGGGTCAGGGGCAGTACTCGGGGCGGAGGCCGCCGCGGGAGCCACGGTCGCCGAATCCGCGGTTGGCGCGGGCGGCGAGGGCTGCACGGTCACGGTGTGATTCACCGAGATGGCGCCAAGGGCCGCGTAGGCGCCCGAGCCGCCGAAGCCGAGGGCGAGGCCCGCGAGCATCGCCACCAGCACGAGCTGGGTTGACGAGCCGAAGGCCGCGGCGACGATCACCATGATCACGGCGCCGACGACGGCGCTCGCCATCGGGGCGTTGCGCGTGGGGAGCTGGGGAAAGTTGAACAGCCCCATCTTGAGCTGCTCCACGACGCCGACGGAGATCGGCATGAGCACGAGGGAGAGCACGGCGAGGGCGGCGGGCGAGAGGCCGAGGTCCGAGAGGGCGGAAAGGATCGGGTCCACGAGGTTCCTCCTACGGGGTGAATGGCGCGACGACGACGGTAGGGACGCTCACGAGATGAGACCGCGGACGTAGGCGCTGGCCTCGTAGTCCGCGGCCGAGGCGTTGTGCACCCCGCCGACTCCTCTATGGCAACCGGCGCACAGCCACTCCAGATTCGCGGCGGACTCCACCCAGGCACCCACCTCGTCGGGGTTCGAGACGCCCGGGTAGTCCCGCTCCAGCACGGCCAGGTCGACGGCGTTCAGCAGGGCAAATTCCACGTGCGCGTGGTGGAGTTCGAGGCCGCTCATGACGCCGTCGGACCCGATCACGCACGGCTCGCCCTTGGCGTCGCGGCACTCGTCGAATGTTCCCCGTCGCACGCCCATGGCGCATCGGGCAGTCGCCCGCGTGCGCCGGTGGTAGGCGTCGAAATCCTTGTAGTGCGGGTCCGACTCCCGCGCCGGGTGGGCGGGATACGCGATGCGGTAATGGTGGGACACGTTCACAGGCGCCTGTCTCCGGGCACAAAAAAGGCGGCACCCCCGAAATGGGAGTGCCGCCAAGGGTTTCAGGTACGGCTATGGGACTATGGGCTCTCGCGCTGTGACTAGGATACCAAACCTATTCGATGAGGCGGGCGCGGACCCAAGTAGCCGCGGCGCACGGATTGAAGTAACTCGCGAGGCTGAGCGCCGGTCCGTTCGTCCCATCGGGCTTTGCCTTCACGGCGACAGGATCGCCCACCGTCGTGCCGTCGCCGTTCTTCCGTTTCTGGATATGGTAGGTGCCGCTCGACGGCTGTACCTCGTCGACCCAGTGGAAGCCGCCACCCACGAGACAGAGCGCCTGTTGCGGGCCATCGCCGGTCCGCGTCATCGCAACGATCACATCGCGGTTGTCGCCGCTCTCACCGGGGAGCACCCGAACGGCACCGTAGAGGTAGGGTGAGTCGGCGGCCAACTGCTCGTAGTTCGTGAGTTGGGTCGAGGAGTTGAGGTCGTAGCGAAAGATCGTGCGAAGCATGTCTGTCAGCCAAACTGTGGTGGAATCGCACGCAATGCTAAGACGAACAAGCTGTTGCGCCCACGACGTGTCGGTGGAAAGACCGGTCCATGTCTGGAGCACGTTGCCGTCGAAGTCTGTTTTGATGAGATGCAGCATGCCGATGGACGGCACACCAGCCACGAGCAGCCCGCTTCGGTCTGGGAATACGTCGATGTGGTGCGGCGTGTTTGCGGCCGTGAGGCTCGTCGTCGTGGTGGCGAAAAGATCACCCGTTGACGGGTTGATGGCAACGCCCGTGATGTAGGGGTTCGAGGTCGAGAGGTGTTGGGCGAGCGTCCCATCGGCGTTCAGAATTTCGATATAGGACTGATTACTGCCGACCGCGATCTGTCCGCGCGTAATCCCGGTGACGCTCTGACGGAAAATCTCGATGCCGGGGAGGGACATCTAGCTTGGCAACGTCGGGCCCCACTGGGCAGCAGCATTCCGAGCCGGGTAGCGGGCCAGGCCGGGGGCAGAGAGGTTCGGGAGCACATACGGAGCACCGAGATAGGCATACGCGCCATTTGGGAATGCGTTTGGTGGGGCGCCAAACATCAGCGGCAATGGAGAAACCACGTCCTTGAAGGTGGTTGCGCCAGTCGTATCTCCGACCCCCCCGCTCCCAAACGTCAACTTGTATAGCCGCGCCTCTTCCTGCTGGGTTGTTCCATCTGTCGCGTGCCCCGTAGCGTTGTTCTGAATGAAGCCTGCGTACCAGACGGCGGACTTGTCATTTGTTAGTGCAAAGTCAAGAACAAACGGAAAATGCCCAAGAGAGACGAAGTTGTTGTAAATCTGCCCAGCGCTGAACGGCGTGAAGGTCGCTGTCCCGTGAAGATCGACTTTCAACCATCCAGTGTTTGCTACGGCAGTTGCGGTCGTGATGCCCGGGCCGGTGCCGTCAGTCTGCGGACGTAAAAACACATGGACAAAATCTCCGTCAATGATCACCGTACGGAAATAAGCATCCTCTCCCCCGATGATCTGGACGTAGTGATCTCCGGTAGTTGGATCTGTCTGGAATACTGGGGCCCACACAAGACTCGCAACTGTCGTGACGAAGTCGTAGACGAACAAGCAATTGATATTGACTGGTCCACCAGGGAAATTCCCCCAACACAACAAGGCATTCTGACCGTAGTTTGGCCACCATCCAAGAATGATCTGCCCGGGCTCCGTGCTCCCAAAGGCTAGGAGATTAGTGAAGGTGCTCAACTGGTTCATGTTGTTATCAAGCAACGCCCCGGAGCCAGCAGGCCAGTTCGGGCCTATCGGGGCGGTGTTGTACATACCGTCGACAACCATATAGCCGTCTTTGAACGCGAAGAGGTTCGGCGGGTTAATCTGGGTATCTCCGAACTGGTTGGTTGGCGTGACAAATTCCCACACAGACGGATGGAGACTCCCCGCCATATCGAGTTCAACGATCATGTCGGAACAAGCCGGGTCAGAGATAAGGGGAAATGCACTCAGGAGCGCCCTTGACGTGATGACGACTTCGATCCTATTACGATGTGGGTTATAGAGAAGTCTCGATACTCCGCCCTGCGCCGCGTTGGTGTGAGGTCCGATGGCCTGCACGAGATGGCGGTCGATGTAATTCCCGTTGGCGTCGCAGTGGTAGACGTAGATATTGGTGGACCCTGTCGTGTTCACCGGGTTAGTTTGCTCGGTATAGCCGGCTAGGATGTGCCCGGCGAGAAAGTGGCCAGATGACCCCGCCTGCAGCGGGAGCCCATCCCCCGGCTGACGCGAGGACGATGCGAGCGCGAAATTCCCCAGCGCCGGCATTAGCCCCACTCCTCGAAGCTGTGGAGCGAGAGCGCGCCGCTCGTCAGCGTTGAGGATCCTCCTGTTCGATGCAGGAGGTACTGGAACGTGTTGGCGTCGTCCAGGATGATTGAGAATCCGGCCGTCTCACGGATGCCCGATGTGCCGGGCTTCGCGCAGATGTAGCAGTTCTCCGTTGCGAACGCGTCCGATGAGCCCTTCCGCCTGGCGCCAAGATCCCAGGAGGACGTGTTCGAGCTGAATAGGGTCACGAAGCAATGCGCGTGAATCGCCAGAGCACTCGCAGGCGTCGTACACACCACGTCCGTCCACGCGTTCGGGTCAGCGGCGCTCGTGAGATCAACCAGCGTCGTTGCGTCCCGCCCCACGACGAGATGGGGACGGTTCGGGAGCGCGACGGCAGAAGGCGCCGACGTACTGGACACCCATGCGCCGAGCGGCCGCACATAGAACGTGCCCGCCCCATCTAACGTCGCCTTGAAGTCCACGGACGCCCCGTCGAGCGCCGTCGAGCCCGGCTCCAGTTTGACCAACTGCCAGGAGCCCGTCGTCGTTACCGTCTGCGTGGCGAGTGTCGTCGGCGTCGATGTCACCGCGGAGATCGTGACCGTCCGCCCGCCCGTCACGAGGTACACGGCGACGTAGAACGCCATGTAGCGGCCGCTCTTGACCCGCCGCTCGTTCGCGTAGGTCCATGTCGATTTGAGTCCGTCGCCCGATGCCGCGGCCACACATTTTAGGATGTTGTCCCCGTAGGTTGTGGCGATACTCTCGGCGGTCGCCGTCGTGTAGATGACGCCGCCGGTCGGCGTGTTGACCTTGCGCCACCACTGCTTATTGGCGTCGAGGTCAAGGGTGTCGGCGCTTCGCACCGGGGGCGGCCAGTAGAACTCATTCGTCGGTGTGTTGCCGCTGCTGCTCCCGCCGATACCGCCCATCCCGGCCGCGCCGAGGTCGGCGATCAGGGTCGCGATCACGTCGGCCAACTCGTCCACCGTCGTCGCATCGGCGTCGTAGGTCCGGTCGGTGACCTGGTTCGTGATCGTGTAGGTCGGCAGGCTCGGCTTATCGGTCAGGTCGTTCCAGGAATAGGCAACCCAGTTGCCGACGCCGTTCATGACCTGCGAGGCGACGTTGGAGAGTTTCTTCAAGAACCCATGGGCCGACGTGCTGGCGTTGTTCGTCGTCACGTCGGAGACGGCCAGGTCCGAGTCCTTCACCTGGGCGTAGGCCGGCGTCGCGGCCCCGTTCAGGAACTTCGTGGCGTCGGCCGGACTCTTCGGGGCGAAGCCATGGGCCGTGCTCGTCACGTTGTCGGTGGTCACGTCCGAGAGGGACAGGCTCGCCTCGGTAACCGTTCCCGAGCCTGAGCCGGTGCCGCCGATCATCACCCAGCGGCTCAAGGTCGTGTCGTAGATCAATTCCGCGTTGATGCCTGCGGCGAGGGTGACGTCCGAGCCGCCCAGGGCGAACCGATTCGCCGCTGCGCTCCCCGTGTTCGCGTCCTTCAAGACGAGCGGGTGGGAACCGACGTTCTCCACCACGAGCCGGCGCCCGTACGATGGTGCCGTGATGCCCGTCAGGTTGCGGCTAGCGTCGGTGGAGAGGCGCAAGACGCTGCACGTCGCGATTCCGGACGGCGCATAGTCGTTCTGGTCGCTCGTGATCTGGCTCGGCGTCAGGACGCCCGTGAGCCCCCAGTCCTGGCTGATCTTGACCTGCGTTGGGGCCAGGACCGTCCCCTCGGCGCTCCCGCTGTGGTCGTGGACCAAGGTGCGGCTGTTCGGGAGGTTGGCCGTCTCGTCGACAGCCGTCACATACTGCCGGTCGCGCAGCACCTCGTGGTCCGCCCCGACATGCTCCAGGTAGACGCCGGTGCCCGTCGTGTGGCCGACGTCGGCCGTGCGTCCATCCGGCGTCACCGCCCACGTGAGATTGCCCGTCCCTGAGAGACCCGTGACACGAAATAGCTCCGAATCGATCTTGATCCAGAAGGACGCGCCTTTGCTGGCCACGTCGGCCGGGAGGCTCGAGACGGTGATGCTGGAGTCGCCGGCCGTGTAGGCGCTCCCGAGCGTCGTGTCCGGATCGGTCGGGTTCGTCCGGAAGGAATCGATGTACTGGGTCGTCATCTAGTCGTTGAAGGCGAAGATGTCGATGTCCACCGCCGAGGTGTTCGCGCGTCCCCGAAGCGTGATCCCCGGGGAGAGGCGCATCCATGCGAATTCTCCCGGCTTCAGCTTCACCATGGGCACGATGGCGCCGGCTGACGTCGGGCCAAACTCGACGTAGTTCACCGTGTCCAGGTTCTGGACCATGATCTTCCCGAGAGTCGAGAGGGCCGAGAGGTCGATCACCGTATCCGACGTCGGAATGGCGAGGGTGTCGATCTTCTTCAGCTCGGTAGAGGACTGCGTCACGCCGCTCCCACCCTCGGTGAACTGGTTGACGTAGACCGGCTGCCCGTGGGTGGGCGTATAGCTGAGCGAAAAGATGGGCGCGATGATCGCCGCCATGGGCGTGTCTCCTAGTAGAGAATGTTGCCGTTGTCGACAGATTTGCCACCGTACTGGTCGTACATGACGATGTTGTAGAAGAGTGCGTCTCGCGGTACGGTGGGGACCGTGAGCACGTGCATCTTCCCGAGCGGCGACCGGCTGCTCCAGCCCAGCACGAGGCCGTTTGTCTGAAGCCCATATTGGATCTCGACGCGGGCGTAGTCGCTCGTCGTGACGATGAAAGTCGCGCCGACGCTGGTGGCGTTCGGGGAGCTTTGGTCTCCCCCGCGTTGGGCTTGACGGGCTGTGGCCGCGACGCCGCCGGCCTGGCCGGCCGGCTTCTCGGATTGCCCGCTCATCTTCTGGTAGCGCAGGCTCACGTTCGCATAGCGCACGCCGAGCGTCGGATCGTTTGCGGAGATGCGGCCGATCAGCCAATCGTTGGCGCCCAGCTCCTTCGGCGGCTTGTACTGGCGCCGTTTCTTCAGCACGTAGGCTTGCGTCGCCGGGTCTGCCCCCGAGAGGAGCGGCTCCGCCTCGACGCTTGTCTCGTCGATGGTGATCGTGTCGATGAGGGTTGGGGATGCGTAGGACTGGGCGCCGGTGGTCGCGTCGTCCAGGGTGACCTTGATCTGGTAGACCTCGATCGTGCAGGACGGCTTCGGGTTCGTCGGGTTGAAGGGGATGACCCGCACCTGGCCCGAGTGAATGAGCATTGGCGTGTGAAGGGCGAACGAGCTGTCCACGTTCGTATCGATGAGCGCGGGGTTGTCGGTCCCTGAGCCGCCCCACTCCAGGGCCGCGGTGCCCGTGTCCGTGCCATCGGCGGAGTCTTCATAGCCAACCCGCCCGTCCTGGGCCTTGGATAGCCGCATGGAGGGCGGAAGCGGCGAGGGAACCGGGAGGCTCGGGGTGTTCGGGTTGGACCACTGCGGGCCGGTCACGGCCTTCGTCTGGGAGTCCTGGCGCGCGAGCTCCGTATGGGCGACCCGCGCGATCATCCGTCCGATCTCGGACTCCTCGTCGCTCGTCGCGAAGGTGATCGTGCCCGCCTGGTAGTCGCGTTTCACCGAGCGGATGAAGAAGCCCGGCGGATACGGCAGGTTGGTGTTGTTGGAGGACAGGATCGAGCCGGCCTTCAGCACCTGGAGCATCTCCCCCGCCACCACATCCCACGGCTCGACGGTGCCGCCAGCGACGAGCGAGATTGGCTTCGTGAGGTACATCCGGGCCTCGCCCACCATCGGGCGAAAGGTCCCGAGAAGGTTTGCCAGCGTCTTCGCATAGCTCGTCGCCGTGTCTCCATCCCCGATGAAGGAGGAGGCGTCGATCAGAATGCCGCGTCGGATTCCGTGGAGGCTCACGAGGGCGTCTTCGTTGGTCCATTGGGCGACGCCGTCATGCCACCGGACCAGCACCGTGGTGTAGACGTTGCTCCGTCGGGGGTGCACCGTCACCCCGTCAATCGTGTCCTCGATGTTGATCTGATAGAGCGGGCTTTCAGGCTTCCGCTTCAGCTCGAAGTACGCGCCGTTCGTGCCGAAGCCGCGGACGGCCCATTCGTTCGGGACAAAGCCGTCGCCGATCGGCGTGTACTCGGTAATGAGCTGGAGCGGCGTCTTTCCGAGCAGATCGCCCGTGGCGTAGAGGATTCCCTGGCCGCCGGCACTCACGTGGCTGAAGTCGCTGAGGATGAGCTGGCACTGGTCTCGGATCGCCGTTTCGACGATGCCGGCGACCGACAGGCCCGGGGGGATCGACGTCGCGGGATCGAGCACCTTCGATGCCTGGTACGGCATGTCTCCGAGGTGCTCCCGGTAGCCGACCGCCTGCAGGTTCAGATCAGCGCCTCCCTTGGGGTAGTAGTGGGGCCCAGCGTCCTCCACGAGGCCCGTCCAGACCCCTTTGTCGGTCCACACCCCGACGGTCGTAGAGGTCGAGCGCGAGAGGTACACGAGGTCCCCCATGCCGGGAACGACTACAGGGTCAGGGACGAACCGCTTGAACGACAGCTGGTCGTTGCCGCCCGGGGAGGTATCGCCCTCGACGAGATTGTTCCAGCGCATGGTGAAGTCCAGATCGCCCACGGTGAGACGAAAGTTGACGCCCTGCACCTTAGCGCCCTGGCCGTGGGCTGTCGCCGTAGTGCCGCGCTGGGCCCGCACGACGGTCCACGGACTCGCGTGGGTACCGGAGCCGCCCGTGATGGTCATGATCTCGACGCGTTGGGATGAGGGCGCCAGAATCGCGATCTGGTCGGTCCCGGTGGCGAGAGTCGGGTCATCCACCTCCACCGTCGTGCTGACGGAGGAGAGGTCCGCCGTGAGGAAGCCGGAGAGGGGCTGGAGCGACGTCATCGCCCTAGCTCTTGTTGCACGTGAGGGTCAGGCGTGAGCGAATGTAGTCGCCGGCCAGGTTGCGGGAGGGCTCCTCGAGCTGGCCGTGGACGACGGTATAGCTGTCGGTTGTCGTGCGGCTGCCGAGCTGCTCCTCATAGGTCACGACAGCACCCTGGACGCCACCGGAAGGGCCATATTGCTCGGCGGCCGAGATCTGCGCCAGGACCGCGTCGAAGAGGCCCTGGGCGTCCTCCAGCGTGCGGCTGGGGTTCGCGGCGGTCCTCCCCAGGAAGATGATGTCGCCCTCGAAGACGTGGGTGCCTTCGGAGACGTACACGAGGTAGGAGCCGCCCGTCGTCCAGTCGTTCCCGACGACCTTGTCCTTCGGTCGCTTATGGGGAGCGTTATCGGTGAGCCAGACGACGGTCGTATGGTCCGTGAAGTCGACGGTCCCGAGCGTGGAGGTGAGCTGGTGTACGGTCATCGGCTATCCCGTCGCCGGGAGGCCACCGGCTCCCGTCCGGGTGCTGGCGCCCGCGAGGGCCCGATAGATGCCGCGACCGATCTCCTCGCCCTGCTCCGCGGGCGTTCCATCGGGCAGCACCACCTGCACGGTGATGCTCCCGAAGCCGCCGAAGCCCCCCACCGGGTTGAAGCCTGCGCCCGTCGTTGGGGCGCCTCCTCCCGTCGCCGACGGCAGGTTCAGCTGGGGGAACGCGATGGACTGCGGAGCCGGCGGGGTCGCACCGGGGAAATTGGCGGCGTGCTGGCGGTCGCCGGCGATCGCATCGCGCAGGGCCGCATTGACGGCCGTCTCCTGCTCGCGAAGAGCTGCCTGGAGGCTGGCCGTCTGCTGAGTGAAGCGCTCGTTCTCGTCGTCCAGACGGGACTCGCGCTCGTCGGGCGTGATCTGGCCCGCGCGCGCCTGAGCGTCGATCCCGCCCGAAATCCGTTCGTGCTCGGCCCGGGCTTCAATCTGCGCCTGGGCCCCCAGGGCCGCGTCGACTTCGTGCTGGTACTTGGCATCGATGCGCAGCTGGTCGTCCAGAAATCGCTGCTGCGCCTTGGCCTCGGCGTCGACGTGGAAGGCTTGCTCGTGCTGTTCTCGGAGGCCACCCGGGCCGTTCAGACGGAGCTCGTCGTCGACCTGCTCCTGACGCTGGACGTCCTGCCTGCCCCGGGTCTTGCCGAGGTCGGCGTCCTGCTCGCCTTGCCGCTTGGCGAGATCGACGGCTTGCTCGCTGGCTCGGCGTTGCGCGTCGACGCGTTGCTCCGATATACGCTTCTGCGCGTCCGCGAGCTGCTCCTCCCTTTTGATCGTCGATTCGGCGTCGTCCTCCTGCCGTTTCCGGGCCCGGTCGGAAACTTGCTGCTGATAGGAGGCGTTCTCGTCGGCGAGGCGCTTCGCGACGTCGGAGCCACCGGCGAGGCCGATCTGCTTCAGCCGCTCGTCGTGTTCGTGACTGGCGTCGGCGTCTTCGCGGCGCCGGGCGCGGTTCGTCTCTTCGACCGATCGGGACTGCCCGGACTGAAGGTCCGCGAGAGTGCGCGCGGCCTGGGTTGCGCGGTCCTGCTCGGCGCGGTGCTGCTGCTCGTCGAGGTCGGCGAGCGCACGACCGCGCTCCTCAGCGCGGTCGATGTCCTCCTCGCTCCGCCGCTCGGCGAGCCGCTGAGATTCGAGGTCGAACTGGGATTGACGGTTGAGCATGTCCACCTGATGGGATGCCCACACGTCGTACTCCCGATCTCCCTCGCTCTGGAGCGCGGTGAGACGGGCGTCGGCCGCGGACGCCGCGGCGCCAGCGAGCTGGTCGTCGAACTTGTTCTGGCCCTCCAGCACCTCCAGGCCCGCTTTCGCCATGACCTCGGCCATGGCACGGCCGACCTCGGCGTCGCGGACCGACGCTTCGCCCTGGGCCAGCATCTGATGGATCGCGGCGAGGACGTCGGGGCTCCCGGTGACCACGGCGGTCTCGGCAAGGGCCATGAGGTGATTGAAGGCATCTTCCCATCCAGGAACCCCGGCCTTCTGCAGCTCTTCGCCCCACTTGCGCGCTTCCTGGCCGAAGGCTTCCCCGGCGGCGCGGGCCCCCTGCTGGCCCTTCAGCGCGACGGCGTTCTGCAGGTCGGCCATCACGGACCCAGCGGTGCCGATCAGGTCGTCGCGGTCCTTCTGCATCGACTGGCGGATGCCGAGCAGGGGGTCTGCCTCGAAGGATGCGCGCTGCTGCCGAGCGGCCTCATCTGCTGCGCGCTTGGCATCGGCCGCCGCGCGCTTCGCGTCCTCGCCGTTCGCCTTGTCAACCTTCGCCTGGGTATCGGCGCGACCAAGTTCGGCCATGAGAGAATCGAGATTGGCGATGCTCTCGGTCGTTGCGCCGTCGACGCCCTGGTTGAGCGTATCGACGGCCTGATCGATGAGCCCCACCCGTCGGGCGTACTCGGCCGGGTCGGTCCGGGCCAGCGTGCTCTGCCACGCCTGCTCGATCTCTTTCGCTGCCGAAAGGAGCGCGTCCTTCTGCTCGCGGACCTTCTCGTCGTTGGCGCCGAGCGGCCCCGGCGTCTGCTCCAGCTCCATGAGCTTTTGCGCGGCCTCGTTCAGGCGACGGCCCTCGGCCCCCATCTCCGCAAGCTGCTGCGCCCGCTGCTGGGCCGCTGTGTAGTCATACGTAGAGGAGAGCGGTGACGGAGCCTGATCACCACCAAAGGACGGCGTGAGCCCCCCGGCCCCGAGACTGGTGTCCCGGGGCGACAGCGGCGTCTTCCCATCTTCCTGGAGCCCAAGCTGGGCATAATACTGCGCCCGGGAAAGCGGGCCGCGCGTCGGCGCGGAAAGCTGCTGGATCGCCTGCGCTTCGGTCTGGATCGGGCCCGCGATGAGGCCAAGGGCGATCTTTGCCGGCGTGGAGAGCCCATCGATCACCGAGCCAAAGACGTTGAACGCATCCCCCGCGATGCCAAGCGCCTGGTTCAGGTCGGCGCCGATATTCCCTGCCGCGTCCTTCGCCTGCGTCGCCAGTTGGCCGAAGCGCTCGGCAGCGGTGCCGGTCCGCGTTCCAGCGTCCTGCGCCACCCGGTTGTGATCTTCATAGCTCGACGTGATGGAGCGTATCTGCCCATCGGACACCCCCAGGATGTCAAAGAGCGCATGGTAGCTCTGCCCCGCGATGGCGGTTGCCAACGCGTCGCGCGTCACCGGATCCGCGATCCCATCGAAGCCCTGGCGCAGAGATTGCAGCGTCGCCACGTAGTCCAGTTGCCCTGCGCTGTTGGTGACGATCTGCGCGTGCAGCCGCTGAAGCGCCTGTTGCGCTTGGGGCGAGGTCTTATCGGCCAGGTTGCCGATCAGCGTATCGACGAGCTGGAGCGAGCGGCCGTTGTCGATGCCGGCGGCCGTCGCAATGGTGAGCGCCTCACCCATACCGCGCAGGCTGGGCCCAGCGCCCCCGGCCCGCTCCTCGATCCGGCCGAACTGCTGGGCGACCTGTTCCATGGGGATGCCCGTGTTCAGGCTCGTCTGGTACAGCACGTTCATGACCTGGTTGGCCTGATCGAGCGGGGTATGCGTCGCGATCATCGCTTCGGCCAGGGCCTTCGCCGTCGAGCCGAGCTTCTGGCCCGATGCGTCAGCGCCCTCGGTCGCCGTGCGCATGAAGTCGGTCGCTTGCTGCGTGGTGAGCGCCGCGCCGTTGTAGACGGTGAGTTGCCCCGCGACCTGGCTATACGCTTGCGCCGTGGACTCACCGCCCTGGCGCAAGCCCTCGAACGAGAGGCCGATCTCATGCGCCTGCTGGACGGTCACGTTCGCCGTGATGGCGATCTGCGCCTGCGCCTCTTCCCACTTCGCGCCCATCACGGTCAGCGCAGCCGTCGCCGTCACTGCCGCAGCGCCCACGGCCGTGATCCCGAACACTGCGACACTGGAGGCGCCCCCAGTCACGGCGAACTTATCGGCCACGCCGGCGGCGGCGCCTTCGAGCTGCGCGAGGCCCGGGACGTTGACCCCGAGCATCCGCATGATCTCCTGGTCGAGCACGGAGACCGTCGAGCGCACGATGCCAAACTGAACCGAGGTCTGCGCCGTTGTTGTGTTGAATGCCTTCAGGGCGGATTCGGTCCGGCTGATCTCCTGCGCGAGCCCCGGCGTGAACAATCCCTGTTCTGCGCCCCGCGCCTGCACGGCCAACAGTTGCTCCAGATGAGAGCGCAACTCGTCGACAGATGCGGCATTGCCCACGAATCCCGCGCTCATCTGCTGCGTCGCGGCCCTGGCCTGCGCCTGCAACCGCTGCATTTCCTGTTCCAGATCCGCGATGCGCTGTTTTGTCTCGTTCAGCTTTTCGTCGATCTGCGGAATGGCACCGGGGCCGCCAGCCCCCGTCTGGAAGTTCTGGAGGTCGGCAAGGACCGTCTTGAGCCCTTCCAGTTCGGACCGGAGCGTGCGAATGCCGGCCACCGATTGCTGCGCGCTGGTGCCCACGGTGATCTCTCCCGTGGCCGCCTGGCGCCCAGCGTCCGATAGCCGGTTCATCTCCTGGCCGGTATCCGAAAGCGTCTGCCTCAAGCCGGAGAGCTTCTGCTGGGCGTCGGAGTCGTCGCCGGTGACGGTGATCTTCAGTTCAGATAGGTCGGTCATTGCAGGCTCACATCGCGGTTGGTCGGCCAGTCAGGAATGAGGACAGGGCGTCGTTTGTGGGCTGGGCGTCGGCGTCGGCGTTCCACACCAGCTGGGCGTAGTGGCCCCAGATCCAATGAGCGGGGCCCGGGATTCCCGCGAGATCCCAGGGGCTGACGCCCATCCAGCGAGCCTGATGGATGAAGCCGTACCACCAGGGGAAAGCGCCCGCTATTCCGTGAGTGGCGACGGCTCTTGCGAGCTCGCCGACCTCTTCGGGTTTGGGAGTAGGTCCTGGCTGATCGTCTCGATGGCCTGAAGGAGGAAGCGCGTGCCCAGCAGGGCGAGCGTCTCCTCGGTGATGGGGGCTTCGTCGGCCCCCTTCGTGAGGTCCCAGCCGCAGACGATCTTGGAAAACCAGAGAACGGCCCACTGATCGTCGGTCAGGACCTCGTTCGCTGCGCGCTTCTCGGCCGAGCGCTTGCGCAGCTCCTCGTAGAAGTTCCGGTTCAGCGAGTTCGGCCGGTAGGTGAGCTCGATCGTGCGCCCCAGATACTCGACGGGGACGGTGCGCTTGTCGTTCACGAGGTCATTCAGGGAAACACCCATGCGGGCTCCTTTCGCGGGCAACAAAAAGGGCGGCCCCCCATAACGGGGGCCGCCCGCGGTTTTCGGATACGGCTGGAGGTGGCTCTGTCTAGGGCAAGTGTAGCACTCAGGGAAGCCCGTACCCGACGGACAGGCAGATATTGCGGACGTCTGCTTCGTTCTTGCTATCTCCGTGGGGTAATCCGTAGAGGGGTTTACAGAGGTCTCGCATCTTGGACGCCTCGTCGTCGCCGACGACGGGATTTCCCGCCGCGAGAGCCCGCGCTTGAGCGATGACGTGGGGCAAAAGCTCCCCGTCTGCATCGTCCCAGACCTGCGATGGAGAGACCGTGGGTGCTGGTCCCGGGGTTGGAAATCCTGTCCTAAGGGGCGAATCGGGAGAGATCAGAACCGCAACGAGCCATACGGCGCCCGCGCCGAAGACGAGGATCATCATTGTCTTGAAGCTCATAGCGATGCGCTCGCCACGCCGTAGCCTACGGCGTGGCGCATGATACCACCCATCTCCTCGCTCATTCCGCGCGGAATACTCCTACAGCGAGGACCTCGTGTTCACCACCCGTGCGGTGAAGGCGTTCAGCGAGCTGTCCACCACGACGGCGAACTTGAAGCCGATCGCCCAGGCGCCCTGCTCGTCCTTGAACTCCTGGGGCTGGTTCACCTTCGCGGCCATGTCCATGCGGAACAGGTAGTTGTTGCCCGTTGCGATCAGCGGGCCCACCGCCTCGACCCGAATGAAGTAGGTCGTGCTCGATCGGTAGCCCGACAGGAACGCCATGCCCGCGGAATCCGCCTCCACGAGCAGCGTCATCTCCAGGGTCGGCTTCGTCTCCACCGTGGCGGCGAAGGATGTGCCCGTCGATGCGTCGAGGGCGAACACCCCGTCGGCCTTGTTGTTGAGCTGCCAGTCGACGTCGAAGCAGCGGCCGAGCTTGGTGGTGCCGATTCCCCCGAAGCTGCTGTCGACGTACACGGAGACGTCGCCCGGGTTGACAGGCACCATCGGGAGGATCGTTGGCGTGGCCGTCATGGTGATGCCGTCGGTGAGCGCCGTCCCCATGAACTCGCCCTTGATGGAGGTGCCCCGCATCTTGGAGAGCGTGTAGCCGAAGCTCTTCATGAAGCCGTTCGCTGCGCGCGCCGCCCGCACGGAGGAGCCGCGCTGGACGGTCAGGGTCTTGATGGCGTCCGGGCCGCTCGGGTTCGTGGTGAAGTCCCATTGGTAGGCGTTCGGCGTGCCGGTGAGAGTGGTCGGCGAGGACCCCGGATCGAGCAGCGTGACGAGCGGGTAGATCAGCTCGTCGTACGCCGGCTTCCCCGTGATGGGCATCGACGCCCACTCGCGGTTCAGCACGGTGATCACGGGGTACTTCGAGCCGATGGGCGTGAAGGTGTCGGTGTTCTCGCCGACCTTCAGCCCGAAGCTCGCGGCGACGAGCTGGGTCGGGCACGCGACCGCGGTGCCGGGAGTCACCTCGACCCCCACCTGCGTGCGTTCGTAAACTGACGCCCTTTCAGTCATTCGACTGTTCCTTTCCCGCGCCGGGCACAAAAAAAGGGCGGCCGCCGGAAGTTCCGGCGGCCGCCCTTTGCTACGGATACGGCGCGTGTGGCTGTGATTCGATTCAGGCTGCGCTCAGGTCAGCCGAAGGTCACTCCGTCGACCTGGTCGAAGTCCAGGTGGTAGTCGAGGCCGATGTAGTCGAGCCCGTTCCAGAGGAGCTTGGCGAGGGTCGGCTCGCCCCCACGGATGTGATGAGCAAGATTCGCGTTCACGGCCCCCTGGCCATCCACGAGGCGCAGGTTCGCCCAGAGGGCCGTGAGGAACGCGTCGTGAAAGTGCGTCGCGACATCGGCGAGCAGGTTGGTCTCCGAGGAGCGCGCGAGGTAGAGCCGCATGTGGACGTCGTAGCTGCGCTGGCTCATGCCAAGCCCCCGCTCGTCCTGCTTGAAGCTCCAGAGGTTCACCCAGCAGGGCACGTTCGTCAGGTTGGTGCTCTCGTCGGGCGGCAGGCCATACACCCGCTGAATGGACTCCTGCACGTGGAGCGTCGACCCGTCCGGCTGGGTGTGGACGAAGTCGACCGAGAGGCCGCTCTGGATCGTGGCGATCGCCGCGAGCGCCCCCGAGAGCGTCATCGTCATGGGCGCTCTCCGCGCTGCTCGATCCGACGGGCGGCCTCTTCGACGAACCGCGGGAGCGCGTTTCGCATGGCGTCGAGCGCCGCCTGCATATACCCAGTGCCCGCGTATCCCTTGCGGCCGATCGAGCGGGCCAGCACGAACAACACGCCCTTCCCGCCGTTCTTCGAGAGGTCGAACCCGTGGCGCCCGGCCCAGCCCCGCAGGGACTCCGGGGGCGGCATCTTCTTGTTCGCGCCCCGGCCGAACTCCTGGGTTGCCGCCTGGCCGATCTGCGCCGAGCCGGCACCGCCGGGGACCTGCACGACGCCCATTAGCGGCTGGGCGTCGCTGAAGATGGACCGCGCGAGGTTGCTCGTATCCTTCGGCGCCGCCTGCTTCGCCACGCGCTCGCCGAGCGCCACGGTCTCTGCGATGACCTGCTGGGTATCGCTGCGGATTGCGACCTGAAGCTGCTGGACGGCGCCCATCGCCTGTTCCCAGTTGGCGGTGATCCTCATTTGCTGAACAGCCCCGAGCCCCGCCCGTAGTCGTGGACGATGTCGCGTAGGATGTCGTTCGCCGCCTTGGTCGTGGTGAGGACCGAATCGAGCGCGGTGACCGTCCGGGTGGCCCGCGGCGATTCGAGGCGCAGGATGCCGGTCAGGTCGATCGTGGCCCGCGTGATGGCCTCGGGGACGGCCGGCCAGCCCCAGCGACAGACGACCATGACCTTCTTGTCGACGGAGAACCCGCCGATCGTGGACCAATCCGGGCAGACGATGGCCGTGTAGGGCCGCCCATTCGCCGCGGCGTTTAGGTCCATGAGCTCGAGCTGCCCGAGGTCGAGGTCCGGATCGCCGTCGAAGCTGCCGTTGCCGTCCTGATCGATGACGATCTGGGTCGGGACCTCGGCCATGTCGTCGGTCGCGAGCATGCGCATAGCGCCGGCCCAGCGCCACGGGTTCTCGGACTCCGCCCATCCGACGGGCCGCATGCCGTAGATGCGCGGGCCGAACGCTCGGGCGTGGGGGTAGTAGTACCGCGCGACTGGGGCGTCGTCCTTGCCGAAGAAGCGGTGGGTCTTCCGATCGACGATCCGGGAGATCGCGATGAGGTCGCGGGTGATTCCCGCGTCCTCCGAGGTGCGCTCCTTCTGCATCTCGGCCTTGTATTCGGCGGCCGACGCGTAGCTGAAGCTCGGATCCATCGGTCAGTCCAGCCCGCAATCGCGGCCACGCACCGATAGCCGCTCGCCCCGCCAGCAGCAGCCACAGACGGAGCAGTGGGCAGCGCCGACGTTGAGCGCATCGGTGTGCGGCTCGAGCCCCTGCCCGCAGTGTGGGCACGGCAGGGCCACGGCGGACGGCTCGGAAGCCGGGGCCGTGGGCTGCTCGTCCGCCACGCTGGTGGCTGCTGCCTTGCGCGGCACGCTAGTTCTCCAGGACCCGGACGCGCTGGTCGATGGAGGTGTCCAGCGCCGGCGGCATCGCGCGGCCGTTCGCGCTGTAGAGCAGCGCCATGATGGCCACGAAGTTGCCCGTGCTGCCGTCGGTGAGGACGACCCGCACGTAGCGCTTGGTCGGGCGGTAGATCTCGAGGACCTCCGCCTTGTTCACGGTCGCTGCGGCCACCTGGGTGATCGCGCCGTTCGTAACATCGGTGAAGGTGCTGTTGTCGTCGGACTCCTGCAGCTTCATGTCGACGGTGGCGCCCGCCACGCCGATCATCGCCACGAAGGAGACGCCGTCCCAGCCCTGCATGTCGACCGCCGCCGAGTTGACGGCGCCCGACGCCTGGCTGGCCGGGCTCAGGACGACCACGGGCTTCACCGTGGAGGTGAGATATCCATGTGCCATGGTGGTTGTTCCCTTTCAACAGAAACGGGCGGCGCCCCCGGGTCTCCCCAGGACCGCCGCCCGTCGCTCTCGGATACGGCTCAGGTGTTCAGTTGGTCAGCCCGCCGGCTCAGACGACGCCGAGCCGGACCGCGTCGTAGTTCCACAGGGCGCCGCCGACGCGCGAGAACAGGATGATCCCCGTCTGGTCGGTGTCGGCGAATCGCTCGCGGAGGATCACCGTGGTGATCTGCGCCCGCTGGACGATGATGTACTGGGACAGGTCCCCGAAGATCACCGGGTGGTTGCCGTTCGTGCCGTCGGCGTCGACGAACGGGCTGTTCTCCACCGCGTAGCCCTCGATCTCGCGCGGGGCCGCGCCCAGGCCGCCAGCCGTGTACGGGAGCCAGATCGGGCGGTTCTGCGCGTCGACGAGGTTCCGGATGTGGCCCTCGGTCGGCCGCTGCATCAGCCAGGTCGCGCCGCCCAGGTACTGCTCGGGGAGCGCGTACGCCAGGTTGATGATGCCCGGCACCGATCCAATCGCGGCCGAGGTGTTGCTGATCGTGTGGGCCGTCGAGCCCGCGACGTTCACCGTCCCGACGCTCGGGGCGTTCAGGATGCCGAGGGGCTGCAGGTCGGAGCCGAGGCCCGCGATGAAGCCCTTGTCCTCGACGAGGCCCATGTTCGTCGCGCCGTCCTGGGAGAGAAAGGCGAGCACGTTGGCCACGCTGTCGGCGATCAGGTCGTTCGACAGCTTCGTCGCGACCCGGATCTTCTTCACGCGGATCGGGAACTGCTGGATGCCCGGATCGGTATCCGAGAAGGCCGGGGTCTCACCGGCCCACCCGCCGACGAAGCCCGACGTATAGATCGAGCCGTCCGGGATGGTGTTATTCGGGTTGTTCGGGTTCGGCGCGATGGCGGGGAACTTGATCTCGTCGCGCGAGGTGTTCCGCACGGTCGCGTGGTTCCGCATGACCGACTTCTTGGGGAGCCGGACCAGGATCTCGGCCTGGATGTCCGGCGGGACCAGGAAGCCGCCGCCCTCGTCGGTACCCTCGGAGAGCGCCTTCTGCTCCTCGGGTGGCAGCATGTTGAACGCCATGGACTCGCTGCGGGTGCGCACGGCGTTCTGGAGCCAGTGCGAATAGGACTTACGGTACAGCGGGTTGAGCGCCGACCGGCTCTGGCGGTAGTAGCTCGCCGCTCGGACGTCGTCGGTGGGCATGTCGCCGAAGAGCGTCTCCTCGGGGTAGAGCGCGACGCTCTGGCCGCCGTTGAAGGAGGTGGGGGCGTAGACCATGCCGTCCGCCTTGACTTCCCAGCCGGCAGACTCCAGGACCTTCTTGCGCTCCAGCGGGTTGCTGGTCTCGATGCCGTGCGGGATCCTGTACTGGGGCTTCTCCATCCACTCCGTCAGGCCCTGCAGGTCTTTCTTCTGCTCCAGCAGGTCGTTCGTACCGGAGATCTCGGTTTGCAGCTCGCCGAGCCGGTCCCGGAGGCGCTTGTACTCGAGCTGCTTCTCGGCGCCCATCCCGTTCGGGTGCGCGTCGATGATGGCCTGGGCGTCGTGGAGGGTTCGGCCAAACTCCTCGCGAAGCTGTGCGATGTCCACTTGTCGGGGGTCCTTCCCGCGCCTGGCGCAGAACGGGCGGCTCCCCCGCGGTGGCGCCGAACACGAAAGAAGGGCGCCCCCACTCGGGGAGCCGCCCGTTGCTTGCGGATACGGCGCTGTCTATTTAGGTGGTCAACGATTCGCGGTCAGAGGCTACGAGAGGGTCAGGAGCTCGGCGCCGAGCTTCAAGAGCTCCAGGCGCTCGCGCTCGACGTCGACGGCCTTGCGGTCCGTGAGGTACCCACCTCCTTCGTCCGAGCCTTCGGTCATGCTCTTCGTGCTGCTCGCGGCCCCGAGGGCCCGCATGTCGTCGTCGCCCGACAGGTCTGACTCGGCCGGCGCGCGTTTCCGCTCGTCATCGTCGTCGCCGTCGGGTGGGCCGCCAAAGTCGTCGTCGTCGGGCTCATGGTGGCCCGGCTCGCCCTGCTCGGGCTCCGCGTCCAGGGCCTTCGACTCGCCTTTCCAGGCGTCGGGGAGTGCCGATTCCCAGCCGTGCCGCTTGGCGATGCGGACGATGTTTGCCTTGAGGGTCTCGTGGTCGTAGTTGTCGGCGCCCGCGCGACCGATGGACCGGGCCGCGTCGGAGACGTCGCTCGGGCTCGTGATGGGGAAGCTTCGATTCTTACCGGCGAAGTCCTCGGCGGGAATCTTGTCGCGGTCCTTCCCCCCGCCGACGTTCGGGTCGAAGTCACGCTTCTCCTCGACGTCGTCCGTCTTGGCGCCGTACGCAGTTCCACCGCTCGGCGAGCTGCCGGCGGGATCGGCCCCGCCTTCGGTTGCGCGCTCGGCCGGCGCTCGCTTCTCCTGGATGTCGCGGCCGTTGTCGGCGGGCTGGTAGGCGCCGTCCTTCCCGTGCTCAGGAGGCGCTGCTTTCGAGCCCATGTCCTCCATCTCCTGGTCGGCCCCGGGCTCATCGTCGGGATCGACACCGACCGGCAGCGTCGCCGCGGCGTCGATCACAGAGCCCAGTTTCTGGTGGAGGTCTCTGACCGAGGCGAGCACGGTCGGGCTCATGCGGGCGTCGGCCTTCGTCTCCATGCCGAGCTGGCGGTACGCGAGAAGGTCGGCAGTGGCGCGCTCGCCGAGCCGGTCGAGCTGCTCGGCGAGGGTCATCAGGGTGAGGTCGGCGCCGCGGCCGTCGGCCATGCCCGCGGCCTTTCGCTCGGCGAGGAGCGTGGCCTTCCGTTCGAGGTTCAGCACATCGCTGTCTCCGGTGTGGGACTTCACGGAAAGGGTGCGGGCGGATGCATTGGCCGCGATCCGCCGCGTCGCGAGGAAGGAGTACTCGACGAAGGGATTGATGACGCGGAGCACGCGGTACGTGATGCCGCCGACCGTCACGTAGTCGAACTCTTCGGGCTTGTAGCCGATGGAGTTCCCGAGCGGATCGCCCTCGGCGAGGGACTCCGCCGCGGTGATGAGGAGGTCAGTACCGGCCGTCGTCGGGTAGATGTAGCTCCTGGTCCAGAGGCCATAATCGTCTTCGTGGAGATCGACGCAGCGGCCAATGCGCAGCGCCTCCAGGTCGTGGCCAATCAGCGGGACGGGCCGTCCACTCTGAGGGATGAGGGACAGGGCCTTCGCGAAAGCGCCCTTCACGATGATGTCGCCGTTCTTGTCGGCGCCGGCGCCGGTCTTCGGATCGCCCCACACGGCGACGTACGCCTCGATGAGGCGCTGGGTCGGATCGACCGCCTTCACTTCGAAGGGGCCGAAGCTGCGCTGGAGCTCCAGGGGGTCGTGCACGCCGGTCCTTCGAGCGCCTCTTGTGTTCAAAGCCCAATCGAGGCGGGGCCATGCTGTGGGGGCCAGGACCGGCCCGCAAACGAAAAAGGCGGCCTCCCCAGATCGGGAGGCCGCCTACTGCTGTCGATACGGCGCAGGATCTATATGGCTGTCACCGAAGATGGTAGCAAATCCTTACGACGGATTCGGGCCCGTCGCAGGCGAGATGAGGAGATAGTCGGTGCCGTTCGTCGGAACACGCTGGGTATCGCCGGTCCCCCAGACAATCAACCACTGGCGCTTGTAGAGACGCACGGCCCCCGTCTCTCCGGTTGGGCCGCCCGTCAACTTGACCTGCACCCGCCCCGGGTCCGTTGTCTGATCCATGATCGTCGCATCGCGGTTGATCACCGTGGATCCCGCGAACCAGGTTTGCAGGATGACGCGATCGGCGTTCGTCAGGTCGACCGGATTGTTGTCCCCGTCGACGATCACCTCGTCGAGGACCGGGAGGTCGTCGTACTGCGGGATTTCGAAGGTCGTCATGAGGAGGCAGCCCTCGTGTGGAGAATGGCGACGGTTACCGGGCGCGTCGTCAGGGGCAGCACAACCACCGGCGCCCCCGCGCCAGCGATGCTGGTTCCGACGAGGACGTAGACGCCCCGAGCGGCCAGAAGACGGATGAGCGCATGCGCCTGCACGCCTGAGAGCGTATAGACGCCAGCCCCCGAGCTGAGAGCGATCCGCCCTGCGGCGGCAGCGCCAGCCAGGACGAGCTGCCCGCGGGCAAGCGGGGCCGAGACGAGCTTCCCCGCCGCGGCCGTTCCCGCGAGGCTGTAACTGCCTGCAGCCGCGGGGAGCGCGATCTTCCCCACGGCTCCGGTCCCCGCCAGCGTGAAGGTACCGGGGTCGGCCGACATGGTGTAGTTCGTTCCGCCAGATTGGCGCTTTGCCAGGAAGAGGGGGAGCGACATCTAGAACCCGATGATGCTATAGGTCGAGGTGCTGTCGGGCGCAGTGCCCGCGGACCAGGCGTTCACGGTCGCGACCTTCGTGCTGCCGTTGTAGGCCGTCACGAAGCCGATCTGGCCCTTACCCGTGCCGCCGTCGATGTAGACGAACAGCCCCTTGTACTTGTCGGTCGTGGCCGACGCGCCCGCGCGAAGGGTGATGCTGCTCGAGCTGCCCGCCTGGGCGGTGCCGCTGTCGACAACGCCGAGGTTCTGGACGCCCATCTTCACGGCATCCTGGAAGTCGACCGCCGTGAGCTGAATCTCCAGGTCTTCCTGGGCCATGTTCGCAGCCCCTCGTACCGTGACGATGACGCTTGGCACGCCGGCGGCAATCGCCGCGTCGGGCAAATCCAGACGGTACAGCCCTGGCATATGCGTCGCGTCGACTTCGACGAAGCCCCCCGTCGACCAGGCTGCGGAGGGACTCGCGAGCGTCGCGAGGGTGATCGCCGTTCGGGCGCCTCCGTTTCGGGCGTAGGACGCCTCCAGCCCCGATGCGTTGTAGACCAAGCCGGTCAAGCGCCCATCGGTCGTCGATCTCGTATCGCGGATGACGAAGTAGACGGACTGGCTCGTCGCGCCCGCGGTGATCTCTCTCACTGGAATCCTCCCGTCTTTCGGGCCGCTGGCATGACCCGCGGCAGGATCAGGGGCGCCAGGGCCCCCACGAGGCGCGCGCCGACCTCGGCGTGTCCGCGAGGTCCGGGATGGGTCTGATCCCCAGCGCGACGGCTTGGCGTCGACGTCGACCCAGGGACCGCCGACAGGCCGCCGTCCATCGCGCTCAGGTCGACGAAGAGGACGTAGTTGTCGCCGCAGGTGCTCACGGCCGTCTGCTGCGCCGAACGCTTGAGAGAGCCCAGCGGCGCGAAGATGATCGGCGTCGTCGGGTCAACCGCCGCGCGGATCGCGGTGATGAAGGACTGCACTGCGGTTTCCACGTCGGCGTCGCTGGCGCTGTTGTCGTTTGCGCCCTCGACGATGACGACGGCTTTGGGAATGGGCGAGAGCTTCCCGCCCGAGAGCCGCGAGGTCGTCGTGTAGTCGTACTTGTCCCACGACGAGCCGACGGTGGTACCGGCGGTGAAGCCCTGGCCGCCGAGGGAGATGTTGCCCCGCTCGCAAGTCAGCCCTTCGCCCAGGTGGTCGAAGAAGCTGCGCTCGGCGGCGTTCGCCCCACCGAAGCCGTCTGACGCGGCATTCGATCCCGCGCCGCGAGAATCGGATATCAGCAGGAGGCTCCCGCCCGTGAGCACATCGTCCGGCGCGACCGTGTTCTCGCCACTATCGAGCACGAAGTCGACGATCCCGAAGTGGGCATTTGCGGCGTCGTCGGTCTTGATGCGCACGCGGTGTGTGCCCGAGGCAAGCCCCGTCGCCAGCACCTTCGAGGTATCGCCGCTGGCGATGCTGACGCCTGTCCAGGCGAGGTCGTCAATCGAGACGATGATGTGCGCCGTCTGGCCACCGGGCAGCTCCATCGTGAGAGACGTCCCCGTGAATAGGAAGCGAATCTCTGCGTCGGCGTTCCAGGTCTCCAGGGCCGAGCCATTGTCGTGCCAGACGTAGGGGTCTTTCACGATGTTGGCGTTCGTGTACGGGATCGCGGTGGTGACCGTGATCGTCGTCTGAGCGCCCGTAGAGGGGTCTGTCACGGTCGCCGAGCCTGCTGTCGAGCCGGTGGTAATCGACGCCGACGACGCCGTGTCGGACGTTTCGGTCGCAGCGCCGATGCTGGTTCCCGAGACCCCGCTGATCGTGAACTGCGGGTTGTCGTCCTGCCAGAGGGTGCCTACGCCCGTGAAGGCGATGGACTTGGTAGTCGAGATGTGGACGCTGCTGGGCGAAGCCGACAGCGTGGGCGTGGCGACGGCAATCGTGCCGGTCGCCGAGCCGGTACCCGTTTCGGTCAGCGTCAGCGTTCCCGTGGCGCCGGCCGGCGGCGAGGCCACGGTCGGGCAGCCGAGGACCACGGTGGCGTTAGTGCCATCGACGATCGTGACGGAGATGATGGACCAGCCTGTGAGGCCGGAGACACTGAAGCCGGTGGAGCCGCCGGAGAACGACGTGCCTGCGCCGACAACCTTGACGGTCACCTGGCCGTCGTTCGCGCCATCCTTGTGGTTGCTGGGGAGAGTCGTCTCACCGTGGTTGCCCGTAACCGCGAGGCTCGACGTGACGATGTCGGTGCCAGCGTAGTTGTCCCAGGTCGTCGTGGTCGAGTTGCTGAACAGGCCCCGTTTGCCCGTTGCAGAAATCGCCGAGTCTGTGATGTTGATCTTGTTGACACCGCCGATATCGACCTTGAGCGACGTGCCCTGGAGGGTGAACTTCAGCGTCGCCGTGAATGAGGAGCCCTGGCCGTGGGCAACCGACGCGAGGTTGCTAAAGCTCCCGCCAACGCGCTTCCAAATTTCGATGTTGGAGCCATCGAAGGCGCACATGTAGTAGTTGTTGTCGTCGGTGGCTCGGCCGACGAGCCCCCCAAATCCCGTCCCGTCGTAGAACACGTCGGCTTGCACGCTGTAGTCCGCACTGGCCGGCGTCGCCGTTTCAACGACGGAATCGAACCCGATCTGCGTCGGGTGATAGGCTTTGTTCGACTGGATGCCGAACTTGGCTCCCGTCGTCTGCACGACCCAGTTGGAGCCGAGAGTCGTCGCGTCGTCGGCTCGGGTAAAGGAGTCGGAAAAGTTACTCATGCCACCGCCAGAGCTGAAGGCGTACCGGCCAATATCGCCGGAATTGTCAGAGAGGGCGTTATCCTCGCAGCCGAAGCCGAAATAGAAGTAGCCGTCCAGATAGCAGAAGGACCGCGCAAAGGTCGCATAGCTGAAGCTGAACTCCTGGGTCCAGGTCGCACCATCGGCGGTCGAGCAGACAGTGATGGTGTACGGATCACTCGTGCCGATAGCGCCGAGCGCATAGGCTTTCGTCCCGGAGCCGGTATCAGCCAGGCACAGGTCCCAGCAGATCGCCCCGTTCGGCAGATCGAAGGCGCTGGCGCTGCCGAAGGCCGTACAGGTGAACACCTGATGGGGAGAATGGCTGCCCACATTCCAGCCGAGCGGGTCCCACAGCATGTCGTTCTCGGCCACGACGCCGAGATAGATCGTCGTGCTGCCGATGACGACCGACCGGCCGATGTAGGGCGTGTCGAAGCTGGCATTATGGCCGGGGTACATGGAGCCGGCGTCCTGCGCACGGAACACCCCGCCGCCGATGTATTGCATCCAGAGCGCCTTGGCATCCGCGAAGCTGCCCCACGCGGAGCCACCCACGAAGTGGAACTGCTCCACCCGCTCATTGATGCAGTCTCCGTTGAAGGAGGACAGGCCGTTGGCATCCACCGTGGCGTCAGTCCAGGTCGATCCGCCATCGGTCGAGTAGGCGAAAGACACCTTTCCAGCCGCCTGTTGGGCAACCCAGAGCTTCCCATCGAATGAGGCGACGTCGAAGATATGACCGTTCTGATCGCCAGGGACCGTGATCTTCGACCAGCCAGACCCGCTGTTGGCGTAGATCTGCGAGGTGGTGTTATCGATGCTGTCGTAGCCGGGGACGTAGAGGGTGCCCCCCAGGAGCCGAAGGTTCCCGACCTGCTCATCGTCGTAGCTCGGGTACTCGTCGGTGAAGGTGTTCGATCCGGGGTCGTAGGACCAGATGCCGGGCTCGTGGATCGTGCTCCCGGCATTCGCCGCCTTCGAGAAGTTGGAGGCGTTCCCGCCGCCGAAATAGACCCGGCCGAAGGCCGGGAGCATCGCCCAGATATTCCGGGCGTAGCGAGCATCGCCACTGGCGTAGTAGGCACTAAGGGGGTTGGCGAGAAGCTCAAATGCCACACTGGCCTTACGTCAGCGAGATGAGCTGGGTATTGTCCGCAAAGTCCTGGGTGAAGCTCTCGCCGTCCTGGAGGGTCAGGGATGCGCCCCGGTCCCACCAGCCGATCAAGGGGCCGCTTGGAGCGGTGGCGTTGTAGAGCACGACGTAGCGAAACGGGCCGATGGTGCCGCCCGAGGCCGTGATCGTGACGTCGTTGCCCGCGAGCTTCGCGACGCCAGCGGTCTGCGCGTAGCTCGTCGAGCCCACAGTTGCGCCACCCGCCGAGTAGCCGTTGCCCGCGCCGATCTCGGTGATGTCGGCCAGGACCGCGTGCGTCGCGGCGTTCGGAGGCGCGTTCGTGAAAGCGCCCTTGAGCGTGTCGGCGTTCAGGTTGTGGACCTTGCGGCCGACGTCCTGGGGGAAGCAGTTGTACTTGTTGAATGCGACCACGGAAATTCTCTCCGAGCACAAAGAAAGGGCGGCTCCCCATATGGGGAGCCGCCCTTAGTTACGGGTACGGCGATCTCTAACGCTGCCTGAGAAGAGCTATGTGCGGCTCAGGGTCGGACCCTGGCCCTCTGGTGTCTCAAGCGTACCACGGCGCCGCTCGGTTCTCGATCGGTAGGTGGTCTCGGCGCCGCATTTCTCGCACACGGCCTGGCCGAAGTCCCGCGCGTTCATCAGGAAGTAGCCGCAGGCGCAGCACCGGAGCTGCACGACGCCCGGCGGCAGGCTCGGTGGTTGGGCGCGGCTCACGCGGCCCTCACGATCTGCGGCACCTGCACGATCGTCGGCGCCTCCCCAAGGCCACCCCATTCGGGGCGGTACGGGAGCACGACTCGTCGACAATTTATGTGACTCAGGGGATAGCGCTGAGCCTCCGCTAGGCTCACCACGAGGCCGTTGGCGAGAGGACCGCTTGTATGGGTGAACAAGTGACACCCCGGTCCATCCATGAGCTGCACCTGCGTGAGGCCAGCTCGCTCCACCCGCTGGACGGCCGCCAGATTCATGACCGTACCGAGCTCCGTTCTCGCGATGGTCTCCGCCCGGCCCTTGTATGTCTCCGCGACCACGTCCGCGAGCCCGCGGAACCCGTCCTTGGCGACGCCGTAGGCGATCTGGTAGGGCGTGTAGCCCGCAGCGCGTCCTGCGACGAGGGCCTCCTGGATCATGCGCCGCGTATAGGCGTTGATGCCGACGACCCGCTGGGCACTTGCCGACAAGAGCGCCGTGATCCGTTCGTTCTCTGATAGGGGCTCCTCGGCGAGAAAGGCCGCAGCCAGGTCCATCGCGTCGCGGGCTGACACGCCGAGCGCTGCCACGAGCACGCGGGCCAGCCGCGTCGTCTCGTCGTCATCCAGGAGGTCGTGGGCCTCGCCCTTGGCCTGCAGCCCGTACCGGTGCAGGTAGCGACGCACGACGCGCTCGGCCTGCTCGCGGAAGAACCGGCGCAGGGTGACCGTGAGGCGCCGCGCATGCTGGTCGCGGAGCTGGCGCACGCGCCGAGCGTGGGATTCCGCGCGGAATGCGCGAGCTGGGGAGGCCATCGGGTTAGATGCGCCCGTTCGTCCGGGCCTGCTGGATCAGCATCATGAATCGACGGATCGAGGGATCGTCGACCAGGGCCATGGCGACGTCGGCGTGCTCGGGCTCGAGCAGCCAATCGGTCAGGGCCTTCTCGACGTCGTGCGCGACCTGGTGGTCGACGACCATCGCGTCGGCGGCTTCGTCACCGCTGCGACCGGCCGAGCGGAGGGCCAGCAGATAGTGCGCCTTCTCGGGCGTCAGGGGCGCCACGGGGGCGCTCCCCAGAATGTGAGGAATGGTCCGGGAAGTGTCCGGGGCGTCTCCGTCATTCTTTCCGGGCGCGGTGTCGGGTACGGGCTGCTGGCTCTCGTCCACGGTCTTTCTCCTAGGCAACGGTTGGTGCTCCCACGCGACGGACCAGGATCGGGGCCCCATCGCCCCGCTTCACCGCGATCGTTTCGAGCCGCAAGGGCATCGGCTCACTCATGGGACCGGTCGTCGGGGTCGGGTCTTCCTTGCTGAGGTACGCGAGGGTCACATGGGGCGTGAAGGCATGCTCGGTCGAGACCGGCACGGATGCGCGCTGCAGGTGCTGTACTAGCTCCTTCTGCAGCTCGTGGAGCGCTGGCGAGTCGACGAGGGCGACATAGGGGTCCTCGCCGGCCGCGGCTGCAAAGCGGGCGGCGCCGCTCAGCTTGGCCTCGATTGGCAGGTGGTCGCTGACCATGTGAGCGACGGCGAGCGCTGCCTGCTCATGATCGGGAGTCGGGTTGGACACATAGGCGAGGGTGACGTGGTGGTCGGCCGGCGCGAGAGCGCCCGGATAGCTGTCGGTGTCCATCGCGATCTTCTGGGCAAGGTCGGCTGGCACGTAGCAGCAGACCATCAAGCCACTGTTCTCGCTCTTGGTCTCGATGGAGCTGGCCCACAGCTTCACCTCGTCGCCCGTCGGAGCAGGGGCCTTCGCTTGCGTCGACGCATCGCCCTTCGCTTGGGTCGGCGGGGCGTTCGGGTCGATCCCGTGCGATTCACCGACGTCGGCGACTTCGGTATCCGGATCTTCCTCTTCGCTCACGAACTTATCGACGGGCATGGCCAGCAGGCTCGAGGTGACCACGTACGTGTCGTTCGGGTTGATCTTATCGTCGTACCCGGCCGCCTTGCGGAACTCCTCCTGGGTGATGCCGCCGGCAGCCATGTCCTTCCGCAGGCGGTCGTGCTTCTTGTCGTCGTCTTCCTGGAGGGCGCGCACCGTCGACATGTCGAAGCCGATCCGGTCGAGGCCGGGGAAGTCGGGGAGAAGTCCCATCGTGAGGCCGTCGCTGACCTCGCGGTACAGGGGGGCGAGCGTGCCCCGCCAGAACCAGTCCTCGTCCGCCTCGCGGTTCGCGTAGGAGCTGGACTTCATGCCAAGCACCGTCTGGACGAGGGAGAGGGGCACGCCAAAGGCACCGGCGATCCGCGCCTCGGAGATGAAGTTGAGCTCGGGCATCGCGAGCCCGCGGTCGCCCATCGGGAGACCCGCGGCCTGGAACTCGGCGTCGGCGCCCTCCAGGTCGATGATGGCCAGGTTGTGCCAGCCGGCGGGGCCGCCGTACTCGCCCCGGAAGCGCGCCCGGATGACCTCGCGCTCCTCTTCCTCGAGGGGCCGCTTCACCTTGAGGAGCCCCGCGGGCACGCCGCCGTTCCGGAAGAAGGCCGCGATGAAGGCCCGGGACCAGTTGTCAATATCGACGCGGCCGGCGACGGGCATCAGCGGCGGCATGCCGTAGTGATCGTCGAGGGGGTTGAAGGACCGCAGGTGGATCAGGTCCTCGGGGGGGATGTCCCACCAATGGCCGCCAATCTGATAGCGGTAGCCCGAGATGTACGTGTCCGGGTCGGCCAGGATGTGGACGCGATCGGGCCGCAGGAGCCAGAGCTCGACGACCTTGCCCGCGCGGGAGCGGACCTTCTCGATGTACACGTTCCCCGCGAGGGACCGATAGGCCACGATGCCAGCGATGAACTGGTAGGGCGAGAGCCACTTGTTCGGGCGATTGAGGAGCGTGAGGACCTCGTGCTGATCGAGCTGCTTCTCTTGCTTCCCGTTGCCCTTGTAAGCGGCGACGACGGGCTCGGCGGCGGAGGTGGCGAGGCACTGGACGCAGGCGAAGACCAGCTCGTTCTGGCTGTAGCCCTCGCGCGCATAGATCTCGTAGGGCTGCTGGGGCGGGATTGGCACGAGACCCGGATTGAGCGGGACCGCGGCGCGCGCGGTGATCTCGTTCGGCTTGCGCGCTGCCGCCGCGGCGGCCTTCAGGGCGGCGCCGACAGGGGCAACAGTGCGACGGGCAACGCCCATCAGCAAGCCTCCTCGGCGCCCGGGGCGATTATCCGCACCACGGTGCCGGCGGCTATTCTGCTGACCACGTAGTCGGCGAAAGCGCCGGGGAGCGCATCAGCGAGGAGCTCGTCGCTAACCGCCTGGCGGAACATGTACCCGCCGAAGTCCGTGCTGAGCTTCACCAGGAAGTCGAGCCAGTCGGTCCGTGGCGGCCCGGACGTCGGATCGTGCGGGGCCTCACGCACGCTGATGCGCGTGTCGGGGAAGAGATCGCGTAGCTTGTCCCCGAGCTCGGCGAGGAATCGCGCGCGCTGCTCGGCCTTGATCATGAGAACGCCCTCCCGAGGTATGCGCGCAAGCGCTCGTAGGTCGGCGTGATGATGTGGCCTTCATAGGCGCCAGCGATGGCGGTGTCGAGCTGCTCCTGGAGGTACGTCGCCTGGGACACGAGCCCGCAGGTCGGGCAGGTCGTGAGGCCATCGGGGATGGTGAAGCCACAGCGCGCGCAGGTGCGGGCCATCAGATGCAGCCATCCATACAGCGGTGGAGCACGAACCATGCGAAGCCGAGGGCGGCGGCGCCCCAGATCAGGGCCGTGGTGAGCGCCAGGCCGATGAGGAAGCCGCCGAAGGCGAGGTCGAGGTCGAAGACGTCCACGAGCCAAGCGGCGAAGCGGCCTACGGGTCGCCCGATCTGAGAGGCAACGGAACGAGCAATGTACGGCCACGGCTGACGGAGCGGCGGGATCCAGCCGAGGCCGGGGTAGTACATATCAGCGCTCAGAGTCGTCGGTGAGCCCGATCCGAAGATCGCGGAGGACGACCCATTGGAGCAAGAGGTGGGCGAGAACGAACGGCTTCAGGTATCGAGGCCGCACGGTGAGCTCACGGCAGAGGTAGAACCAGACCCGCAGATCCCAATACGCTATGGAGACGCGCAGCCCGACTCTTCCGTCAGGCATCGGGAATGTCTCCGCGTTCTTCATCCAGGGCGGCAACTTTGCCATGGAGGCGCTCCTTGTGCGGGCACGAAAAAAGGCGGCGCCCCCGGGAAAGAGGCGCCGCCCATTCGTTTTCGGATACGGCTTGTCTGGTGCGATTATAGCCCGCAGGACCGGCGGCGCCCTATCCTGACTGTGTCCCTGCGGGGAATGTCGATAACCTTCTCCGTCATGCCGATGGGCGTGCGGTGGAAGAAGCTAAAGCGTTCGGTCGTCGCTCCCACCGTGACGATCCACGCATCGGGCTTTCCCAGCGATTCGAGATGCTCGCGAAGCATCTCCTGATTCGCCGACACGCCGAGAAAGTCAGCAGTCAGCTCATCGATGGCGATGTATCGCTTCCTTTCGCTCTTCGTCAAAACACTCCTCCCCTCGGCCGCGCGCACCCCAGGATAAGGTACCGGAGCGCGTCGAGCCGGTGAAACGTCGCCTTATCCTTGATCTTCGCGGTCGGCTCGCCCGCCTCGTCAAGCTCGCGGGCGTATGTCCCGAACTCGTCGCGCAGCCCTGTACAGGTGTCGAACACGTACAGCGTGTAGGTTCGCAGCGCGGTGATGACGTGGCTGATCCCCGACTCGACGTCGCTGATCGGCGGCTCCAGCACGGTGAGCCCTGCCGCGCGGTAGTCCATTCGCTGTTGGACTTCGCTTTTTGCGCCGCCGTGCCAGGTGCGGAAGTTCATGCCCGCGGTCAGCCTCTTCATCTCCCCGACGTGCTCGGGCGTCGACAGGCCGCCGCCGTGCCACTCGTGGGTGATGTACAGCACGTCGGTCAAGGGCTGCTTCCGGGCAATGAGGCGGGCGGTGTTCACTGCGCCGAAGTCGAGGCCGCCGAAGGCCTGCCAGTCCGCGGGGATGTCGAAGGGGTGGACCAGGTGGCCGCCCTCTTCCCGGTACACGTCCTGGAAGTCGTTGTAGATGAGCCCCGCCGGCCGCTCGAACTGGCCGCGGTAGAACATGTTGAACTTCCAGTCCGGAAGCTCCCGCCGAGCGCGCTCGTACTCGTCCTGGGGGAAGACGGGGTTGGCGGTCGACGCGAACTGGATGACCTCGTAGCCGACCTCGCGTCGCTTGAAGCGATCGAATACCTGCTGCTTCAGCCAGCCGAGGTTGTAGGGCGTCGTCGTTCCGAGCGCGCGCCCCTGAGCGAGCGAGAGGCGCCGCAGAACGGCCTCCCAACTCCCCTGGCGAAACTCGTCCTGGCCGCACTCGTCGAGCCAGGCGCCCTTCGCGGTGGCGGACTCGAGGCTGTTGGGGTGCGTGGCTGAGCCGAAGATGACGCGCGTCCGTCCATCGTGGAAGCCGAAGTAGTGGTCGCCCGCATGCCAGGTCCCGAGGTGCAGCGTGTCCTCGAAGAGCGAGAGGAACTCGGGAAGCATCTTCAGCTTCATCAGCGGGTAGGTCGGGCCGACAGCGAGGTAGTCGCCCGGGCCCTCCATCGTGATTTCCCGATGGAGCCAAAGCGGACCGAAGGACGTCTTCCCGCCCTGAGTGCCGCTGATGATGAAGACGAACCGGGCGGGGCTCCGCCACGCGCGGGCCTGGCCGGGATGGAAGTTGTAGCGGAGCTGGCCGCCGATGATCTCCTTGAGCGGCCGCGAGGGGGATGCCGCGATCATTCGTCGCGAGATTCAGGCGGGAGAACCGCGACGATCTCCGTGATCTGGATCGGGGCGCCGTCCTTGCCGGTGTGCTCCACCTTCGCCGCACGGCCGCCTGTCTCTTTGGCGATGTCATCCAGCACACGACGGAACTGGTCGACCTCACCCGTGTTGAAGCGCTCGATGTCGACGCGCAGCGCCCCCTCGCCCTTGCCGACCTGCTTCACGTCGTCGATCCACAGGCGGTTAGCGGCTTCGTCCTCGGCAGTCAGCTCCTCGAAGAGGATCCCGGCGAGCTGCTTGAGGGCGCGTACGCGTTCGTGCGGTAGGGCGTAGCCGTCCTCCATGATCAAGCGCCGATACTCTCGCTCCTTCTCCTCGGCTGCCCGGGCCACCTCATCGGCGATTACCTGCAGCCGCTGCTGCCAGCCGAACGTGCGGGACCACAGCTTCAGCCTGGTGAGGCTCGTGGCTGGTGCCGCCTTGGTGCCGCTTTGGTACCGCTGGAGGAGCTTTTCGAGGCTCCGATCGGGGCCCAGCGCGAGGTAATCGGCCCACGCCTGCCTCGCGCGCGCGGTCTCCTTCATCTGGCTCCTCGGGGTACGAAAAAAGCGGCACCCCTCACCAGGAGAGATGCCGCCCACGCATTTCGGATACGGCTGGCTATTCGGCTGGGTCTATTATCTCACCCCGGCTGGCCGCTTCAGACGTGGGCGCACCTTTGTAAACCGCGCGTGCACCTCGGCGGGCCCGATGTCGGCCTGGAACACGCCCGCGTAGACCGCCTCGATCTCCTCCCCCATGGCCACGATCTCCTCGACGATCAGCGCGACGGTCGGCGGCAGCTTGTGCCGCTCGTTCTTGTCGGTGACGACGGCCGCGATCATCGGTTCGCCCCCAGATACTCGGCGTTCAAGGCCCGCACCTCGACGGCGTGGCGCTCCGCCTCGGCCCGGAGCTCGTCGTCGTGGGCGGCGTGGATATCGCTCACCCGCAGCTCGTGGGCCCGATGCAGCTCGGCCGAGCGCCACTGCCACTCGGCGGCCGTCATAGATGCACCGCCCGCCTGCGGCGCAGCGTCTTGTTGCTCGCGGGAATACACCGAATACCCCGGGGGATCGGCCCATGCAGCGGGCCGCTGTGGACCACGATGATGACGCCTGTCGGGCGGTCGATAGTCCATCGCTTGCCCCGCAGGAATGCCTCCTGTTCAGGAGTTAACTTTGAAGTTAAGTCCTCGCCCTCTGTTTCCCTTTCGGGCAGCACCAGCCGATCGGCGTCGCCCCCGAGCGCCGCGGCGGCTTGGGCGTCGAGCGCGGCCAGCTCCTCGGCGGCGATCTGCATGTCCATGGTTCCTCCTATCCGACCGCCGGGCCATGCTGGGCCCAGCGCTCGACTTCGGCGACCAGCTCATCCGCCGTCGTCTTCGTGTCATGCAAGGTCGCCACGACGAATCGGCACTCGGCACAGATGAGGTCGAGGCCGGCCGTGAGGTTGCGCGCGTCGGCTGGCATCTCGTCAACCTCCAATCGCCGAACCGCCTCGCAGCAGGGGCACCAGATCGACGACCAGCGTTCGGCGATGTGCTCCATTCATGCCTCCTCATGCAACTTGTTCCGCAGGATGTAGCTGATCGTCTCGGCGGCCCACTTCCCGCCCTTCTTGGTCGGGATCTCCTCGCGGTTCATCGCCCGCGCGATCCGTCCGAGACTCCAGCCCTCGTCGCGCAGCTCGCGCATCCGCCGCACGACTTCCTGCTCCTGAGGATCGGGGACGAGCTGGTCGCCGACCCGCTGGTAGCCGTAGGGCGTCGTGCCGTACACCGCGAGCGTCGCCTTCTTGTGGCCGAGGACCGCGGCCGTCCGTTCGCCGATGATGTTCCGCTCCCACTCGGCGAAGGCGACGAGCATCGTGAGCATCATCCGACCCATGGCCGAGGAGGTATTCAGCGCGGCGCCGCCGAAGTCCACCAGGTGGAGCGAGATCCCGCGCTGGTCCCACTCTCGGACCTGGGTGAGCGCGTCAGCTACGTCGCGGAACAGCCGGTCGATCTTGAGCGCCACGACGTGGCCGACATGCTCGCGCGTGATCGCGGCCAGGAGCTTCGCGCCGCCCGGCCGGTCGTGGAGCGGCTTCCCTGCGGAGACGCCCTCCTCGCTGATGACCGCCGAAAGCGACAGGCCGGCCATCTCGCAGTAGGCGCGGATGCGGGCTTCCTGCATCGGGAGCGATCCGCCGAACTCCGCCTGCTCGGAGGTAGAGACCCGGACGTAGGCGACGGCTTTGCCCGCATCTACCGCGCTGGGTGCTCGCTTACTCGCCACGGCTACGCATTTCCGTCAAAACCCCGTTTGCGCCCGACCGTCTTTTGATGGGCGCCGTCGGGAGAGGGTTTTGATGGCCCGTGAATGGGGTTTCGAGCAGGTCTCGAAGCTCGCGGTAGGGCTCGCTGTAGGGATGGCCCTCGTAGGCGGAGACGATAGCCGCGTCGAGCAGCGCCTGGGGGCTTAGGTCCTTCAGCACGCCAGATCGCTCGGCTCGGGGTGCCAGATGCCGTAGCAGGTGCGGGTGATGCAGGGAACGGCGATCTTATCGTTCAGCCCGGTGCGATTGGGAATCCCGCCGCGCTGGATGACAAGGATGTCACCGTAAATCACGCCCAGCACTTGGCCACAAACAGGGCACCGTGCCGCTCGGGTGCGTCGGGCTGACTCATCTTCCATGCCCAGTTCCGCAAGGGCGACCGCCAACTTTCCCCCAATGAAAAAACGCCGCCCCTCACCGAGGGCCGAAGTCCTCGGGGGGCGGCGTCAGGTGCCGCGTTAGTTGCGCTATGAAAGAGGCTACGGCCTCAGTAGTAGGGCCATAGTATCACGGATTCCTGATAGTCGTCTAGTAACGGTCGTCACGGCGCGTCGTAACAATCAGGCCGCCAAGGCAGAGATTCCCGCCGAGGGGTTTCCCCGCCAGTTGTCTGAGACGCGCCAATCGAGCTGGTGGCTGGGGTACTACCACGAGCGCGGCGACCATCGAGCAGTCGCCCAGCTCTAAAGAGCCTTAAACGTTTTAAAGCTCGGCCCAAAGGGGTCACGGGGACGCCTCGGGCTCCAGCGCGGCCAGCGCGGCGCGCAGCCGCTGGAGCAAGGCATATGCCTTGCTCTCCTCATAGCCAGGGGGCATTCCGTAGTCGTCGAGCGCTTCGATCACCAGCCGCGCCTCCTCCACGGTCAGCCCCACGGCCCCGCGCGCAGCCTCGCGCTCGGCGGCCCGGCGCTGCTTTAGCTCATCGACCACCGCTCGCCAACTAATACTCGCGTAGCGCAGGTCGGTCACATCGAGCAACGCCAGCGCATCGAGTTGTTCGTCCGTCAGATAGGGCCGCTTCCCGCGCTCAGCCATCCGTGGGTCCTCCATGTTCCCCCCGAGTCCAGTTTGTCCAGCGATCAAAGTGCAGTTCCCACCAGAAGTCCGGGTGACCGGGCCCAACCCATTTCACCCGATGTAACCAGAGCACTGGCATCTTGAGCCGCTGAGCCACTTCGAGTGCGCGAGGGCCAGCGTCCTCGTCATTGACCCCGAGCGCGATCAATCGCGTCAGATAGGCGTGAGGCTCGCCCCCGCCCTGGCAGGACCAGCCGGTCTCGATCCCCGCCTCATAGAGCCCCCACACCAGCTCGTACACGCCCGGATCGAGTCGGCAGTCCTCTGTATCGGGGTCACACGGCTGGCCGTTCTTCGGTGGGGCGATGTGCTCGTCCCCACCCCAGAGCCCTTCCGACTTCGCACTGTCCCATCCCGGCTGCTCAACCATCCGTGGACACCTCTTCGCGTAAAGGTTCTCCGCCATCTGCCAGAGGGCGCCAGACCCCTGCTTCACCTGGGTCAGCGCGTCCAGGTCGGCGTCACGGTTCTCCGTCATGGCTCCCACTCCGAGATACTGACCTGGCATGTGACCGGCCGGCCGCACACGAGAGTCGACGCGGCCTCGCTGAGGTCGATCGTGTTTGCCCCGCATCCCGGGCAGGCGTCCTGCCGCGTCACAACAGCGCTGCCCGCTGGCCCCTCGACCAGGAGCGGCGTGCCGCACGGCCAATCGCTATAGCGACTCGGGCCCACCGCCGCAATCGAGGGGTCGGTCCCCCAGTAGGTCCCGCCACATCCAAGCGGACGGCCGTTGTAGTCCGAGCCGTAGTGAGTCGCGGTGGCTGGGACCTGCACCTGCAGGGGCACCGGCTGCGAGAGCGCGGCCACAACGGCCACTGCGGCGAAAAGCTGGGTCATGCGATCTCCTTGGGAGGTTGGGAACTCATTCGCCCTTCCGGTATTCCTTCTCGGGATCGCCGCCCGGCCGGTACCGGCCGGTATCCGGGTGGCGCATCCACCCCTCTGGCTCCCCCTTCCCGTCCCAGCACGTCAGGGCGACGACCGCCGCCTCGGGCGTGTCGTATCACCACTCGTCGTCGTACCAATGCGAGTCCGGAGGGCCGACATGGAGCCGCGCCCGCCCGAACGTCAGGAGCGTCACATCGAGAATCCGCCCGTCATCCAGATAGCGACGGGCCAGCACGCCGGGGACGTTCAGGTCGATCTCGCTCATGACGCCACCTCGCCGCCCCGCTCGGCGCAGACGGTGCACAGGCCGGGCTCGGCCCATTCGCACATGATCTCGTCGGTGACCTCGCAGCCGTCGTCGTTGGTGCAGCCGCACCGCCTGCAGATCTCCTGGTTCTCGGCGCATCCGTGGCACACACCGCCCTTCTCGGTGACGAACGCGACGCCCTTCTCGCGGCAGCCCTCCTCCTCGCAGCAGATGCCCTCGTTGATGCACTCGCCGATGTACTCGCCGTCGCCGTTGGGGTCATCGAGGCAGTCGCAGAGGTAGCAGGCGCGCCCTTCGACGCGGTCGACCTGGCGGGTGAGGGCGCGCGAGGCCTCGTCGTCTTCGCTGAGGTCCTCGACGAGGGCTGTTCCAGCAGGCTCAGGCTTTCCCCCGTCCCTGGGAAGCTCGCGCCCGAGCCACCAGACGGCGTCGGCTGCGGCGGTCCACTGGTACTGATCGTAGCGGCGGGTGATGTCGCGGCGGAGAATCGCCTCGAGGATGAGCTGCGTGAGGGTGCCGACGCCGAGCTGCTCCAGCGCTTCGAGCTGCTCGGCCTTGTTCGCCGTGCTCGCATACGCGGAGAGGTCGACGGTCACGCTCTGGCGCGCGGCCGCGGCCTTCACATGGTCGGCCATGTGGTCGTTGTAGTCGGCGCCGCGAACGATAGCCGCGAGCATCAGGACCAGATCCTTCTGGTTCGGCTGGCTGTGACGGTCGACGCGCTCGATGGCGACGGCGATCGCCTCGTCCCGCTGGCCCGCGCGCCACTTGTTCTGACGACCCGTCTCGCGCGCCTGCAGGGAGCGTCGGTGGCCGGGCTTCACGCAGATCTGGACCGCGCGGCCTGCGCCATCGATGGCGGTGGCCCGGCATGCGCAGGACGCGGCGCAGCCGGGGACGTTGTCGTCAAGGCGCACGTACTCGTCGTATCGGAGGTCCGAGAGCAGGCGCGGCGCCGTCCCGTCTTTCTCGGTTGCCTCGGCGACCGCGGCCTCGACCCGCTTAGCGGCGTTGCTGCTCTGCTGCTGGACCAGCTCCCGATGGTGCTCCGGCCGCAGGCAGATGCCGCTGCCGAAAGACGACGAGCGGAACGCCTCGAAGGGGCACTTCTGACAGGTCTCTATGAGCGAGTAGCCAACGCTGGCGATGACGCCAAGCTGCTCCAGCGGCCAGGTCTGACGGTCGAAGACCTTCTCGACCTCGTGGGCCGAGAGGCCCTTGTCGATGGCGAGCTTCGCGGTCGCCCGAGCCACGTCGGGGAAGGGCTCCAGGCGGAGCAAGGCGACGCCGTGGCTGGCGCTGAGCGCGCGATCGCGGACGAGCTGCTGCACGTCTTCGGGGAGCTTCAGGAGCCGCATCGTGTTGGCGACCGCCGGCTGGGAGCGCTTCACAGCCTCGGCGATCTGCGCCTGCTTCCAGCCGAGGTCGGCGAGCTGGCGGTAGCCCTCGGCCTCCTCCATGGGGTTCAGGTCGACGCGCTGGAGGTTCTCGACGAGCGCGATTTCGGCGGCCTGCTCGTCGTCGATGCCCGGTAGCACGCGGGTCGGGACGGTGCGCAGGCCGGCGAGTTGCGCCGCGCGCCATCGGCGCTCGCCGGCGAGGAGCTCGAAGCGGGGTGACTCGCCGCCCTTGTGGATCGGGCGGACGAGGAGCGGCTCGAGGACGCCAAGGCGACGGATGGACTCGGCGAGCTGCTCCAGCGCTTCCTGGTCGAAGGTCTGGCGGGGATTCTTGCCCGGGACAATCTGGGCGAGGGGCAGGTCGATGTTGGCCGCGGTATCGGCCATAAGGGCGACATTCCGCGCGGACTCGGCGGGGATTTCCTTGACGGCCATTTGATCAGCGTCCTCCGTAGTGGCGCGCCTGGGCGACGCGCCGTTCGTGCATGTCGATCACCTGGTATTTGAGCCCGAGGAGCGCCAGCGCTTCGAGCGGGCTGCGGACGATGTGCGGCGTGATTCCCGTTTGCTCGATCCACTCCCGTTGGGCCTTCGTGAGCTTTCCCGTTGGCCCCTTCACCTCGACGAATTCGGTGTGGGTGTGGCCCTCGGCGTCCTCGTAAACCACGACTAAGTCAGGGTGGCCACGGCCGAGATCAGAGGTGACGCGGACGCGGGCACCAGCCTGGCGGAATGCATCCACCACCTCGGATTGGTTGAGGTCGACGCGGCGAGCGCGGGGCATCAGAGGCGCCCAGCCCTCAGAGATGCCTCGATCTGATCCGCCATGCTTCGCAGGACCTCGGGCAGCTTCAACGTGACGTCGAGTGGCGCCTGGCACGAGAACCCATCGCCCTCGGCGCCGCCAAAGATCAGCACGATGGCTCCGCTGGCATTGGTCTCCTCGCGGACCTTGGTGCAAAGGTCGTCGTATTTCCCGGGACCGACTGGCATCAGCCCAGCTCCACGCGATCGAAGCCGGGCAGCGGTGTGGCGCCCATCCGCCGCATGACCTCATCCGGCGGGAGCGGGGTTGTAAAGGTGCACGCGGGCCATGCCGAGCAGCCGACGAAGGCGATGCCTGTCGCTCGATTGGTGCGCTCGACCCGCGGGGCGCCGCACTTCGGGCAGGGCGCATCGAGGTAGGACATCACGCCACCGCCGCGGCGACGCCGTTCGTCTGCTCGCGCTTTCGGCGACCGCCGGCGTGCTTGGGCTTCGCCTTCCAGGGCAGCTCTGGCACCCCCTGCACCTGGGCGGCGCTTTGCGCCGCCCAGGTGCGCTCGGCCTCCAGCTTGATGCTCTCGACGGCCTGGACCTGGGCGATCTTCTCCTTCAGATCCTCCATGGCCATCGCCTTCCAGTCGGCGTCGTGACGGATGAATTCGGGCACAGGAGCCTCCCTTCCACAGGACAGACAGACGCGGCGCGGTCGCTTCCCGTCGGGCTCATCGAGGAGCGAGCCGCCGCAGTGCTCGCAGCGCATCTCAGTTGCCGCCTTCATCGGCGGCGCTCTTGGCGATGATCTCGCTGGCAAAGGCGCAGAGCTGGGCACCGAGCGCCCGCGCGTGATCCACGGGCAGCATGGCCCGGTAGCCGTCGGGCAGGTCGATCCCGATGAAGGTGGTGCCGCCAACCCGGAACGCGAACATGACGACCGGCCGCGCCGGGGGCAACTCCATCATGTCGACCATTTCAGCCATCAGCTTCCTCCTCTCAGGACCTGGGGGATGTTTTCGGGGAGGGGCGGCCGCCGGGTGATGCGGCGGACGGCCGCCTCGACGGCCTCGCGCTCTTCGGCGGTGAGGCGCAGGTCGACGGCCAGGTGCCGCAGGATGGCGAGCATGCGCAGGCGGTGCATGTCAGGTTGCCTTCCTGAGGGCATCACGGAGATCGTCGACCCACCAGTCCTGGATGGCCTCGGGGCCAACGATGTCCATGTACTCCGCGAGCGCGCGGAACAGCTCCGTGTCGCGCTTCGCCAACGCGAGTGCCCCACAGAACGCGGTAAGGGCGATGTTGTTCTCCCCGGCGCGGCGCCGCTGTCCGGCCTCAACCACGCTCGCCGTAAGCTGGTGGATGGCCTGAATGACGGGGTCGTTCAGCGTCAACCGTCGGACTGCCATACGAGCCTCCTACCTCACGAACTGCGGGGTGACCTGCGGGCCGCCGCGCCAGCGCGCCGAGATCATCTGCACCACCGAGCGGAACTGGTCGCGCTCCTCGGGCGACAGGTGAATGTCCGTGAGCACGTCGGCGACGGCCTGGAGCGCATCGTCCCACGCGCCGAGCTGAACGACGGAGAGCGGCGCGTACCCCGCGGCGACGAGCAGCCGGTTGCGGTCGGCGATGGACAGCCGGAGCGAGCGCGCGAGCGCCTCGACGATGTGGAG